AACAACCGCATCGTCGTCAATCAATACCCCATCTCCTGCCGTATTGCTATACTGCCATACATATTTCCTATCAACACCTGAGCAATCCGGAGCATATGCGTTTATAGACTGGTATGGGATACTGTCTTTGTTCATTTCCTCTCTTGCCTTATCAGAAGGTGGGGGAACAAGAACGAATGCTGGAGTTTTATAACCAGTAGATGTCTTAAACGAGATAGAAAACGGATACACTTCATTCCTCATATATCCCACATACAACGAACAAGCATTACCATCCTTATATAAATCTTCGTGGGCTACAGACGCCTGCCATTTCAAGAAATGACCCATGAGGGAAACTACAGGCTGTAAATTCCATTCTTTTTCTGCCGTAAGACCATATTGAAGAAGACGGTTTCCGACTGACACTATTCCTCTTGATGTATTATATATGGCTCTTTTTAAAGAAATATGTTCAAATGTTGTCCTCTTATTATTAAGATCAGAATAATAGTATATGGTCTTCTCTGTAATAGGATGAATACCTTCTATAAAATAATCCACTACAGGTTGTGTTTCGCCATTGTATCCTACAGTATTCTGAATAACAGCCACCTTGTAATGGCTGACTTGCCTATCCAGATTAGACACCTTAAGTCTTATACCAAGATTAGTTCTTTCTCCCCATTTACCATCATTTATCCTAATATATTGCTCATCAAATACATGAACAGGGTTAGTCAATGAAGTATAGTTAGTTTTCTCGTTACCAAATTCATCGCACAAGGCCACAGCAAACTGATACACGCCCGCACGTAGGCTGCCCCCGTACTCTATCTGTACCGGCTCTACGCATGGCTGGTCCAGTAGCGGAAACACCCTAAGTTTCTCACATGCCAGAAAACAACCATTCTCCTGCATGAATTTGTCTCTATCATATTCTTTATCGCATATCTTATACCCATGATAATGATACCAAATATCTCCTTCATCATCCGCCGTCAGAGCCTTGTCTACAATAACATACCTGGGAGGATTGTAATCGTCAGTCCAATAAATGCATTTTCCACATTTCTCTGTCTTTATCTCTATAGTTTTTATAGGATGGTAGATAGAGAATTTAAGACACGGATCCTGCTCATTGTCTTCCAACAAGGTCTTCATGCCAGAACACAACGACTCCGATCCTTCTACCATAGACTCTATATCGGAATCGGATAAGATACTTGTATCGGATTCAGGCTTGAAATAAGTTATCTTAGATACGCCTGTTTCAGGATTTGTTATAAAAAAATAGATATTGCCCGAAGTAAGATCATTCTTGTAACCAATAACCTTAAACCCATCGAAATCAATGCATTTAAGATTACTGTGCTCGTTAGATCTCATCCCAACATTACCATCCTCGGATTCGATGTTGGCATTCAAGGCAAACGTATAATGCTGATCCGTAAGACTCGACGGATGCAGATCTCGGTTCATACCTGTTTGAGGAACCGCTATGTTTCTGTTATCTTCTGCTGCCATTTTATAACTGTTTGTCACAAAGATAACAAAAGAGAGGTGATTATATACCAATTTACACCAGTACATTTTGACGCTTCACCGTTCCAGCTAATGCCGACAACTCCACGCCCCCTTCCCGGTTCACCACCGGTGTCTTGTTAATATTTTCTTGGGTTAGAAGATTCTTCTTTTCCAACCCAAATCTTTTAATATTATTAGCTGCAAGCAAATCACGATCATTGACGGAACCACATTCAGGGCAAGTCCATACACGATCCGATAACTTAAGATCACGATGTATGTATCCACATCCGCACATCTTAGAACTCGGCTCAAATCTTCCAATCCGAATTAAATTAACACCGCGCCAATCCGATTTATATTGCAACATCCTGAAGAACTCGCTCCATGATGCAGAAGCAATACCCTTAGCAAGGCAATGATTTTTCAACATACCTCCTACATTAAGGTCTTCTATGATAATAGTTTGGTTCTCACTTACTATCTTCTTACTGACCTTATGTAAGAAATCTTGTCTACGGTTTCGAATCCGTTCATGACAGACGGCAACATCATGTTTTGCCTTCTTCCATCTATTGCTTCCCTTATGTTTGCGACTGAACCTTCTTTGCAAGCATCCTAATCTTTTCTGCGCAGATTCAAAATACTTCGGATTACTAAAAACCTGCCCATTGGAAAGAACAGCGAAATCCTTGATTCCTACATCGATCCCTACTGTCGTATCGGAATCGATAACAAACTTGTCAGGATTAGGGATACCGTCATCTATTAAGACACTTGCATAGAACTTACCGGTTGATGATTTAGATATTGTTATCGTACCAATCTTTCCTTCAAAGGACCGATTGGCAAAAAACTTTATCCAACCAATGATAGGAATCTTAACTCTGTTGTTTTCAAAATCAAACTTAACAGAATTGACATTCTTAAAAACGTTTTTGTTTCTATGTTTGGATTTGAATTTTGGGAAACCGGTATGTTCTCTAAAGAATTTGGTGAAGGCACTATCCATACAGCGGATAGATTGTTGCAAGCATTCATTAGATACTTCATTTAACCAGAGATGGTTATCATCTTTTTTGAGTAACGTTAGCTGCTTGCATAAGTCAACCGCTGACAAAGATCGTTTTTCACCCTGATAAGTTTTAATTTTCAGATCAAGAGCCCAATTATAGACATACCTACAACAGCCAAATGTCTTCTCCATTTGGACAATCTGTTCCGGTGTAGGATCTAATCTATATTTGTAACCTTTAATCATTTCCTTATCAGTTTTATGATACAAAATTATCTTATTAAAATAAGACACATACTATTTTACTTTATGTTTTACAACATGATTGGTGTAAAATTGTATATAATTACCACTTATAATTTATATCTTTTACCCCTAATCAAAACAGTGCCATCACCACCAGCTCCAGCATAAACCATAGAGTATCTGACGCCGCCGCCTCCGCCGCCATAACCTCCGCCGCCTTTACCAGATCCGTTTGTTGATCCTCCTGTGCCAGATCCTTCACTGTAATCAGATATTCCGCCTTGAAATACCACTCCGGTGTTAGTTTCTCCACTCCCACCACCGGCATTTCTTTTACCGCCGGATTCTCCAAAATCTCTGGTAGTATGACCTTGACCTTTGATTACTCCATACTCTTCTCCATTAGTGTCTCCACCATCCGAAGCACCATCTTGCGTATATGACGAACTGCCGGCACTACCACCATCTCCTCCCCTCCACTTATTAGCTCCCTTTCCTCCATTTGCTCTATAAGACGAGTTCATAAATTGAGAGTAACCCCCATCTTTACCAGGGTAATTTTGTTCAGCTTGATAAACTTTTGCTCCTCCTTTTCCTACTGTTATAGAAATAGATTGACCTGGTTTTACAGCAATAGCCTCTCCGTCTTTCCAACCTTTGCTATCAGATTTGAAGGTCTTGGTATAACCACCTCCACCGCCGGCAGAGCTACCGCCGCCTCCGCCTCCAACTAAAAAAAACGTCTACGAGAAAACAGCCATCAGGAACTATCCATGTGTAATTGCCAGCCGGATAAAACCTTATAAGAAAGTCTTCAAGCTCCCTGTCTTTATATTCGAATCTCCTCCTCATAATTTACGCAAATATATAAAAAGAATCATTGTGATATATACTACTCTCTGTTGCAGAAGTAATACAATCAACATCTTCATCTGCATTATTAATAAGATCTCTCATTCCATCGTATCTATTAGAAAACATAAAAACGTACCTCTGGTCATTTATCTGAAACTTGTATATAATACCCTGTTGTTCACTTGGAGCAGGATAATGGTCAAATCTAATCCATATTGCCATTGGTTCGTAACCGGTAGAGGTGCTTGAAAACGAAAAAGAAACTGGACTCTGAGTATGAATATTAAAGGCTGTTCCTTCTCTAAGCTGATTCAGTACACTATTTATCTTATCCTGGCTAATTGTATCGGATTTGATTTTATTCATTAAATTAAATAATCTGATTCTATCTCCAGGCTCGATTTCTGTTTCCACACAATGATAAATAGCTCCATTACCAGATCTCTGTTCCTCAAAATATCTTCTCCTACTCATAATGATACTCCTTCCTATAATAACCGAGGAAACTAAACCCTTCCGACTCCTTCCTCAAAACATCATGCTTATTCCAATACTTTTCTAAGTCGAAAGCCTCTCTTTCGAATACGATATTATGATATGCCTTATCATGATCGCGATATATGCACAACCTAATCAGGTACTCAATTAAATACCATGTATAGTATAAAAATATTGGAATAAGGGACAGCCATAACATCCACCATCCTGCATTACCGAATAAGAGACACAATCCTATTGTAAGCAATGATATAAACATACCAAAATAAAATAACGTATGATACTGATTACAATGCGCCTCCTCATGATATTCGGTTCTCAATGATATACTATCACGTTCGGTAAATACGGCTCCAAATAACATAATTGTTTTGTAGCCGTCAATGAACGTAAATAACTTAGCTATCTTAGAATTGTAATAGATTTTCATTTTCCGAATTTAATTTTGTACCAGTTACACAATATCAAAAACTCAATAGGTGAATTAACACCATCCCATTCCCATTTATCTAAAAAGGCCCTGAGTTTATCTCCTTCAACGCATTCGGCTTCTTGCAAGAAGACAAGATGAGGCATAAATAACTCCGATCCTTCCAAAGACTTATTAAAGAACTTAACCAGCCTCTTATTAAATCCAGGACCGTACCATGATTTTTCATTTGTGGATCCAAGACAATAGTAAGAATTATTTTTGACTTTAATGCCAAACCATTTACATACATATGGATGATATACTCTATCTGCTAAAAATATAAATGGTTTATACCATAGGCAATGCCAGAATGTACTGCACTCGCCTCCGAACTTCTTAAAAGCCCATCTGAACCCTCCAGAAAAATACCAGTTATTAGCTCCTCTCTTAACCTTAACTTTGTATTTAAGATTCTTGTTACGATTACTAACCCTATCCCACGGCTTAACCTTATCGGTGTCCATATCAGGAAGAAATGTCCAATGATGAAGCAAGGCGCTGTAATAAGGATTGTATATCTTGTGTCTGTTTCTAATAACGTACTCAAAAATATCGTATCCTGCTTGCCCGGCTTCTTCAAATCCTTTTTCTGATAAGAAAGCTAATATCGGAGCCAGATTCCAGATCTGATCTTGTGAAGTAAATGGGGAGAAACATGGATCTTCGTCTTTTAACTCTATACCATTAGTATATCCAGAACTTATCTTAGTAAGACCGAACTTATCGGCATCTTCGCTATGGATATCGTCTCTTAAGAAAAATCCTTTTTCGAATTTGAAATAAATACCTTTGTTACTATTAAAAAATAGATCATAAGTAGTATCGGCAAGGCGAGTAAGTACCAGTATGGCATTACGAACATCATCTTCTGTCTTATTGCCAAGAATTATTTCCGTGTATAGGAACTGGAGATACTGAGCCAGGTTAATGGTTCCGTCGCCGACCCAGCCTACCCCGTCCTTCACCGACGACAGTGGGATGCACGAGGCCTGCTCTGTGTAACTGGAATCGTAAACGAAATCTCGGTAAAACACCTCCTTGATCTTATTGTATTTATTCCAAAGGCTTTCCATGTCTTAACCTATAACAATAACACAATCACGCTTTTCCTTATTATAAACCATCGTACCCATCTTAGTGTACAAACCTTTTATATTTTGGTAATTGGTTTCACCATGAGCCGAAACGTTGGTAGTGATGCTGTCAGAGTAAACCTCCTCACCACCTTCGTTAATGAAGTTAAATCCTTGTTTAACCATCTCTCCTCCAAGGTAGGCTGTAAAAGACACAACGACATTTCCTCGCCCTCTATTCCCATACCAATTACCATAGATATCAGCATTGATATTAGGTTCTGACTCGTCCATGCCCGGCGCTGATAGCAAGGTCTTCATCTTAATAAGTGCCCCTTCAAGACCGGACTGCATGTTATCACCACCATAAACAAGGTAATCACCTACCTGTTGTTGGGTGGTGGCCCACTGCTTACTCCATCCAACGTACTTGTTATCCACATTTGATATGCCTGTGTTAGTAAAACCGGTTGCAGTATCAAAATCGGAACCGTCTTCCGATTCCCATCCGTATCTAAGAACAAGATAATCGAACTCAGGAATTACAACAACCTGCTCGCCGGCAGCTTGTGTGATTGTAACATTCTTACTCTCTCCACCAGCCGTTACCTTAGCTACACCACGGCGATCTTCGGCTACCGGATTCGGTCCGGCTGTGAAAAGGATGTTTGCCGGCCCCACGCCTCTCATTTTGTCGGCGGTTACTATTTCGCTTGCACTAACTTCTAACATTTTATCTCATTTTAAATATTTCGAATACGTATATCCAACTCAACAAAAATACTATCGGGCAGTACATTGTCTCTACCAAACTCGCATCTCCTTTAAATTGCCTGATTGACCAAACAATCATAGACGCAATAACACCAAGCAAGTATATGAATATAACGACTTCTGTCATACCAATTTAAGTATATTATCGATTACAGGATACGCCTTAGTATATATCTCAAACTCAGCACGGCGCCGTCTAAGAGGTTCGTACATGCCTTTCAATGTCATACCCATCATCTTAAGTTCGGTCTTAGCATTTTTCAGCTTAACCAAATCTTGCTGTGCATACAACTTGAACAAATCGGCTGCTCCTTGTGCTTCTCCATTATACATCAGTTCCTCAAAGAATCTCATCTTCACAAAATTATCGACATAATCCAGGACCAGACCCTGCGGCGTGTCTGGTATGATTATGTTAGATTCTCCGTCAAAAGGAAGAGACCGGTACTGCATGTAAATAGGACCATCGAAATTAGCATACAGGAATCCGTTTACGATATTTATCTCATACGGACTATCCTTTACTACCTTATTCCGGCATTTACTTAAACAAGAATCACGAAGCATAGGCTTAGCAAGACCTAACATCACAGGCCGGTCATAATAGCAACGAACTTCATGATCGCGATCGTGGGTGTTGATATAAAATTTTTCAACTATCACCTTCTCGCATTCGTCTTTACAACATTCATTGCAAGAACACCACCTATAACTTCTTTCGGTACGTTCTTTCCACGCTATTGTATTTTGAAGCTCTGGTATCACCTTATCACCTTCCGGTACCTCATATCCCTTGAAATCGCATTTAAATGCCAGAATAAGATCAAAGTAATCTCCCGGCATACGAGCCTGTCCTCGCTTGACGTCCACTACCGCATCTTTGCGCATAGTAATATCGCCTCCAAACTTCTTCAGGGCAATTTCTACCCATTTGTAGATGGATACCTCATCTATCAGATCACGCTTGTCAAATGATCTTAAAGATGATTTTAATTCTATGATATATTCCTCAACAGTCATCGTAAAAAAAAATATGGAGGACAGGAAACGAACCTGACCTCCACAAAGATATTAATAATCTGATTAATGCCCTATTTTGCTGTTTTAAAAGTTAGGATCTTCAAACTTACCGTACTTTAGAAACGTGCTTCTACATTTCCCTTTTATACCATTGAGCGTAACTTCATATCCGGCACCAGTCATGTATATTGTTTGCTGATTAACTCTTTCCCCGGAGTACTTATCCACAAAGTAAGATCGATAAACACCAAACTTATTTTTAACGATATCACTGTATAGTTCCCATTTACCCTGCCCGTTCCTGAACATGAATTTCATTTCTTCAAGAAACATACGGAGATTCTTTTCGGCAATAATGATCCCATTTTGTTCAAGCTTCTTCGCAATATCTCTAATCAACCACATATTTTCATGGTCAACTTTCTTAAATGATTCTGCAAACTCCACATCAGGACGCTGCTCTTCTATGGTCTTAATCGCCTGTTGTCTCTCCGCCTCTGCTTGCGCCCTCTCGGCTATGGCTCTATTTTTGGCATCAATCTCGTCAGCTAATGCTCTTAATGCAGATGGATAGTCTTTCGGTGTTATAGAATAGGAGCCGGTTTTTCTTATAGAGGGAAGAACTTCAGATGTTACCCATTTCTTGAATTTTTTAGCAAAATCCATCTTTGATCCAAAAATTAGGCTATACAATCCAGACTCATTGATTATCAGTATTTTAGTGTTTGGAGTGTAGGGACGGAACGTTTCGTTCCACCCTTGAGTATCAGGTACTTTCATTATTAGTCTATCATCTTCATCAACGTGATCCCTTATCGCTTTTCTCGGATTAGTGTACCCTAAAAATGAAGCTATAGGAGATCCTATAAAATACGGTTCTTCGTCAATAATAATAATTTTTAGCTCTCCAAAATCTGAATTTTTGAAAGATGATACGGTTTTAACCTCTTTGCTAAATTCCATTTCGTTGGATTCCGACGTCAAAATAATGTTACTGTTCTTCGCATTGTTTTGAAAATTGCTTACATTTGTTCCCATAATAGGAATTTTACTTTTTATATCCGCCAGCCTGAGAAGGTAGACGGATATGCAAATATAGCGATTAACCTATATCAATAAAGGGTAATCGCTATATTTTTTTTACATGTTCCTATGATTGAGTTCTCGATCTTCGAAAACTCTCTTAATCTGGAAATCTTTAAACACCCTTCTTTTGGCAAGTATTTCATTGTACATAAATCGGTATCTTCGTCCTTTATTCATTTTAACCCTTAACTTCTTTTTCAAGCTATCTTGTATTACAAAATGGTAATATCTTTTAGAGTCTGCGAAATCCATAGCCAGGTGGTTGTAGAGGTAGCCGTTGGTTCCGAGCCTGCTCACGATGTCCAGGTCCCGTCTGACGGCAAAGCGCTGCCCCGGTATAAGTACATGGCATAAGTATCCTACGTTATCTACATAAACACCGGCATCAGCCTCTATATAATGTTCTGATACGGTTTTCCATATAATAGACAACAACCTTAAAACCTCTCCCCTGTCTCTTATCATGCCTTTCTTAAAACCATTCTTTCTTTTCATAAGACGATGGTAGTAGGCTACAAAATACGGTGATTGTATTGATGTTCTTTTCATGTCACTAAGTTTATATAAAAATGGGCCTTGGTTTCACAACTAAGACCCAAATAAAGATAAATAATATTTTGTTATTGAACAATTTGACTTTTCTGATTGGAATCAAGATTCGGATTTTCATCGACAGTAATCTGTAGCCTGAACGCTACTTCCTTTATCGTCTCTGCTACCACGTACTCAATTAGCTTGATAGGACAGATAAATTCGTATTCCCATTCAGATTCACACCCTTTAGGTGTAGGATCGCAGGCCATTAACTCCAGAGCCTTCTTTCTTCTTGTTGTAAAGAACTCTACGTTAATAAGCTCTATATGAAAATCCGGTATATAAATATAGTCGTTTTCTACATAATAAAAAGGACGCCGTTCCTTAACGTATTTAGCATACGGTCTTTTTTGTTCATTACGATACGACTTTATTTCAGCGAACTTAAAAAATATGGTATTATCTACGTTAGTTACCTTGGTAATAGCCGGTCTAAGGGCAGAATAAAGAAGTCCTGGAAGTTTATGCTTTGACCGCATCAAAGTATTACATAACGCAAATTCGGCATCGCAGCAAACTATTTTATCAACTTCAATCATCTCCAGACAAGTAACGTAAGTCAGGAGCCGGTGGTCGCCAAGCAACGTCCCATCATCCCATCTCTGGGCTGTATAAGATTCGGCTTTAGTTCTACCGATATTCAATATCCATCTCCGGCTAACATGGGAGTCTTTGTCAAGGGCATGAATACCGTTTACGACTCTTGATACAAATTCACCATTAGTGATCATGCTCCCCTCCTTTCTTTTGCTCTTGATTCTCTTGATTTAGCATTCAAGATCCTCATATAAATCTCTCTTTCACTCATGCCGGATATGGTTTTTATAGCATCATCCAACATAACTTTCGTATATAAAGGTTTAGGGAATCCCTTTATCTTAACCGGATCAGGAACTAACTTAGCCTTCCGATATTCATAAAATCTTTTAGAAGTTACATTAAGATAAGAAACAGCCTCTTCTCCGGTATAGTACTTAGCCGGATTAGCAAGTTGCGTCCATGTCTCAAGATCGTTGGCTGTAAGATGATCGCATTCCCCGCTTAAAAACATCTCCTTTATCTTATCGCATACCGCCGCACCGCTTTTACGCAGCGTCTCTGTCAGAATTTCTTTCATTTTCAAAACATCCTGTTTTAAACCTTAAAACAATAGAGGCAATGATTATCAGAAGAGTAACAGCCATAACAGACCACACTACGATATTGTGTTCAATAGGCATCTCAATATTAACCGTAACCCGTTCTACACAGATATTAAAAATCATGCTATAGATCAATAACCTATGCCATATACAAAACCTGAACATTCTTGAAAAAGCCAAGAGAAATAGGTCCCATGATAGAGAATGACCTAATATCGGATACAGCCAATTAGTGATACTAAAAGGATAAAACTCATCAAAAATGCTGGCTAACATAATAACCTGCATCAACACAGGATAATACTTCACAAACGTCACACAGACATTCCTTTGCCCTTTACTAATAAAATTGTTGCTCATAATATGTTGTTGTTATGTTACTAAAATGGGGAAGGCGATCAGCACCTTCCCCTGGTTTTCAATCACTTTTTAGTGCTCGTCTTCTTTCTTTTCATCTTGCCTCCAACACTACCGCCTTGGCGCATTTTAGGTTTGTCTTTCTTATCGACTTCACCACCCTGACGAGCTTTCTTTTTACAAGCCATGATACTAAAATTTTAAAATTGAATGATATGCAATATTAATCATTTTTATTCTAATAGACAATACTTAAAACAAAATAATATAATCCAAAAAAACATTCAAGGGAGAGAACTAAATCCCCTCCCTTGTTAATTATGCTGGATTAAGATTCATCTGAGAATAAGAGTATTTTAAAGTTCCTCTATCATCACCGCACTCAGCTCCATCTACGATAAAGTTGTAAGAAGCAGGTGACTCATTATAGACATTAAATATACCACCATTCTTGGAAATATCTGTTTTTTCAAATTGTCTAACAGTAGCACTCTTATACAATTTGCCATCATAGGATACGTTTATAGTTCGTATATACCATGTAGTATTCTTATTCTCATCTCCAACATGAACATATCCTGCCAATATACCTCCCGCTACAGCTCTGAAATACGAACAAGAGCTTCCAGACTGTTTTCTCTGGGTTGAAGTTCCAATGCTTATAGTAGCTCCAGGTATCTCACGGTAACTAGAATCTACAACCTTGATGTCGCAAGTATAAATTCGTATATCTCCATTTTCATCTCCAGTCCACTCGAATCCAGCAATACACTTGCCGGCACCAGGGTTATAAGAAACATTATTCTTCTTATAAGTAGCCCAATAACCGTTTTTCAATGTGATATGAGCGGGTACAAGCTTGACCTCAGCAGCAGCTTGTGTAACATTTATTTTCAATGTTTTACCACTGTCATTTTGAGTAAGCACAACGGATCCAGTACGAGAAGAAGATGTACTTGTGTTGGCAGTTATCTTAAGAACACAAATCATACTATCAGAAGCCTGATTTTTATACTCAGTCGTAATCCAAGAAGGTTTAGACGTAGTGGCAAAACCATGATAAGAACCATTCAATGTGCTTTTGATTGTATATTGAGCATCATTAGATGCAGCTTGAACAGATAAAGATTTATCTGAAGTAGTATTATCATCGAATGTGAACTTATACAACATTTGTCTTGCCTGCGAAATACTAAGAGTAATTGTCTTTCCAGATTCATTTTGAACAAAAACAATGTCACCAGATCTGGAAGAAGATGTTGTATTGGCAGATAACGTCACCACAGCCTTCATACTTTCAGATGTCTGATCTCTGTAATCAACAGAACACCAATCAGGTTTTGACTTAACAGAAAAACCTATGTATGAACCGCTTTTGGTACTTATGATAACTTCTTCAATATCCTGAGATTCTCCAGAGACGGATCTCGACTTGCTCGTTCTTCCATCATGGAACTGAAATTCGTATGGAGCATATCCACATTTTCCAACTTCATATTCGTATTTGTATTCGGCATGACCACAATCATCATAACGAACGTATTTCACTTGATCATTCTTACATCCATTTTCTTGCCAAGAACCGTAAGATCCGCAATTACAGCAATTCCTACAACTTACAGAATATTGACGATATATGCTACCAGAGCAACTATCACGATAAGCATCATACTGAGTATGACCTACGCAATCTCCTGTTCCGTAATAAGACCAGTATGTACAAGATTCTCCACCTCCATTAACCCATCTTGTGTCGTTATAAGAAGAAGAGCATGGATTGGTGTCACGTTGTTGCTTCTGCGACGTACAACCGTCGCAACGGGTACTTCCGGTATCCGACCAAGAAGGAGTTGTGCTATCAGCTACGCAATCACCGTTTTTGTTAGCTACTGCCTGACCTTGGGAATTTACAGCATCTTGAGCCTTCTTATTAGCATCAGCTTGGCTGATATTGGACGTAAATGGACCACCTACTTGATCTTGGGTTACGGTAACAGACGAACCGTGCTGACAGCTTCCGCAATTGTTTCTGGTGAAGACCTTACTTGCCTTACCTGTCCAGGTACAAGTTCCCTGCGCGTCAGCAAGAGCCTGTCCCTGCTGTTCGACGGCAGTCTGAGCCTTGCTATTTGCGTCTTCCTGACTTACGGTAGACGTAAAAGGACCGCCGGTTACATCATCCTGATCTATGGTAACCTTAGATCCGATACCGCCATCAGCACACTGTTTTGTAAATTCCTTGCTATATGTTCCGGTCCAGGTACATACCTTATCTCCACCTTCTACCCAGCGTTCATTTTCTCCACCATAGCATTCGTTGGTATTAACCTGTTTTTTATAAGATTTACCACCTTCGCATTTGGTTTCAAGCGGTTCCGAATCTTCCCATACAGGATCGGTGTTATCTGTTTCACATGTTCCGTTCTTGTTAACGTAAGCCTGTCCTTGGGCTTCTACGGCTTCCTGAGCTAATCTATTTGCCTCTTCCTGGCTTTCATTAGAATAGAACGGTCCACCTACCATGTCTTGTGTTACGCTCATCGGAACACCATGCTGACATGATCCGCAATTGTCTTTCGTAAATTCCTTACTATATACGCCTACGAACCTACATTTGCCTTTTTGGTTGGCAATATTCTGTCCTTGAGCCTTAACAGCCTCCTTAGCCTTATTATCAGCATCTTCTTGACTTACGAAAGAAGTAAAAGGATTACCTTCAACATCAGCTTCACTTACCTCTACTTCTGTTCCTGAATCCGGTATCTCACAGTCGTTCTTCTGGAACGTTTCTGAATAATGACCAGTCCAGCTACAAACCTTATTTCCACCGTCTACCCAACGTTCCTGATTATGGGTTTCAGAACATTCATTGGTATCACGTTGCTTTTTCTGAGACTTACCTTCGCTACATCTAAGTTCTTCCGGTTCTACGTCTTCCCATACAGGATCGGTGCTTAATGGCGTACAGTTGCCGTTTTTATTAGCATAAGCCTGACCGCCTTCTTCTACGATCCTGCGAGCCTCTGTATCTGCTGCATCTTGACTTTCTGTTGACGTAACAGGACTACCGTTAACCATTTCAGCCGTAACTTCCATCTCTACACCTTTATGACAAGCCTCGCATTCAGGAACAAATTTCTTACTGTAATGACCGGTATAGACCGTCATATCTTCGCAATTACCTTTATTATTGGCAATAGCCTGACCTTGTTCTTTGACAGCAGCCTGGGCCTTATTATTAGCATCATCCTGGCTTACGGTAGATGTGAAAGGACCTCCAACAACATCTTGTTCGGTTATAGTGATCTTAGAACCTACCTGATCTTCTTCGCAATCGTTTTTAGTAAATTCTTCACTGTATTTACCAGTCCACGTACAATGGCCGTCCCGGTTGGCTATGGCCTGGCCCTGTTGCTCGACGGCAGCCTGAGCGAGAGCGTTAGCCGCATCCTGGCTTTCGTATGAAGTAAAAGGACCACCGGTTACATCATCTTGGTCTACCGTTACCTGCGAACCTACGCCTTCTCCTTCACAATTGTCTTTTGTGAATACCTTGCTATATACACCAACAAATTGGTTTTTATCTATGCAAGTACCTTTCTTATTAGCAAGATCTTGTTTCTGTTCTTCCATAGCGGCCTCAGCCAGCGCATTAGCCGCCTCCTGGCTTTCCCTTGACACAAAAGCATCTGGATATCCTGCAAGATCCTTTTCAGTCAAATCAACGAAGCTTCCGGTCTGAGATTCGGCATCGCAATCATTTTTCTGAACACGAGCCGAAGCCTTTCCTATAAAATAATTAGGATCCTCAACGCATTCACCATTAAGGTTAGCTTGTTCTTGACCGTTTTTCTCTATATCATCAAGAGCTTTCTTATCAGCATCTTCTTGACTTACGTCTGATGTGTATTTACCGGCTTCTACTGTGTAAGTATAAGGTGCTCCGACAAACCCATCTTCGCAGTCATTTTTATAAAATACTTTTGACTTCTCTACGTTATACCATAAATTTGTTTCACAGGTGCCATGCTCATTAGCATAACCTGGACCTTCAGCTTCCAAGGCATCCAAAGCCTTCTGATTAGCATCCTCCTTAGAAACAGAAGAAGAGAAGCGGCCGGCTTCTACAACATACTCTACCATAGATCCAACTTCAGTTACCTCACAATCTGTCTTTTGGAACATTTTGGATTTCCTGTCGTTGTACCATTTTATGGTATTGCAAGTACCATGAGAATTAGCATAGTCTTGACCTTTGGCGTTCAACTCAGCTTCAGCCTTACGGTCAGCATCTTCTTGGCTTATGGTAGAAGAAAATTGCCCGGCTTCGATTGTCATCGTAACCAAACTTCCTTCTTCGGTATCAGGATCGCAATCGTTCTTTCTAAACGACTTTGATTTCTTGACATTGTACCATAATATGGTTATACAACGACCATGCTCATTAACCCAGTTCTGACCATTTTGTTCAATGTCTTTCATAGCCTTGTCATCAGCATCAGACTGAGATATGATAGATGTGTATTTTCCGGCCTCAACAACGTACTCAAGCTCTTCCCCTTTCTCTGTCTCAGAATTACATCCTTCTTTTGTGAAAAGAGCTGACTGTCTTTTATTTCTATAAACTACCTGTTCTTTTTTTTTATGAACTAACGTACATCCTTCAGATACGCTACCGTCCCTGGAAGACACCCTTATCTTGACACTTCTGTTGGCACCAGTATCATTTTCATCAAAGTAAATATTAACCTTACTGTTAAGACTGCCTTCTTTCTTATCTATGTTCGCCCAACAATTATCTACTTTCATTCGCTAATCCTCCATCTTAAATTTTTGGGAGTTGTACTTACGTTGATCACCTCAGAAGATCCATCGGAATCAAGATTAACAACATCCTTGTCCAGGTAGATTTCCTTCTTATCCACAGACTCGCATTCAACTATTTCAATAACATAATCTTTTATATTACTTTCTATACTTAACTGCGTGCTTGTTTCATCACCCTCAACCTGTTCAAATTCCTTATCCAATTTAATGTAAGGAACGACCTTTCCAGGCTGATAAATAGGAATCAGTACACCATTTATAGTTATGTTCTCATTAACTTCATTCCCATCCTCATTGCCAGGCATGGAAACAATCATCGAAACCTGGAACGTGTCTTCAAGACCCGGATCGCCAGGGAAACCATAATCAAGCCTAATATCATTGACGTCAATATTAAGACCGGAAGCGGTAGTAAATGCTTTTATGACACCCTTTATATCTTTCTCACCTGTAATAAGGGCATTGATAGAAGCGGCGTTGGTAGTAATAAGGATCTGCTTGTCTCCACCAGATATAGGGAACTCCAGCCTACTAACCGAGACTTCTGTGATCTTAATACCTTTTTGCCTGAAAGTAATAGCTTTCATACTTTCAGTATCGGATTTCTTCACAATTCGGATAGTGATCCTGTCTTCCCTTCCTTTCCAAGATGGAGCATCGAAATTCATTTTATCACGACCGACACCTTCCTTCTTGTCCGAGGTAAGCCAAGAACCATCATCCATCTTATATATTCTTTCTTTGCTCATAATAACCCTCCTTCATTAAAGTGTCAGTTCCCATTCAACGCCATCATCTACCACAACCTGTACCGTAGCCGTACCACCTGTGGCTTCAAATGTTATGTCAGTAGGAATAACATCAAATATCTCTTGTACCCCTACACATCCTAAGCCGCAGATAATGTCCTTAAACCATTCCTCTTTAGCATATTTTTTAAGAACCTCTTTAAAGAACTCACGAAGCCAATCCGAATCAATGGATTCCTTAAGTATGGTTTCTATTATTTCCTTAAGCCAAGATTCGTGCATTTCCTCTTTCAGAATCTCTTTAATAAGCTCGATAATGGTTTCTTTATCTAACTTATCAGAAGGCACAGAGCCATCAACGAGATTACCCCCACATATAAATCCTTTGCATTTTTCTGCCATTTCTCATCCTCCTAAATTAACAATGGAACCCATAAGAACTATTTGCCTCTTCTCGGTACACAACCCTCACTTCAGCAAATTCGTCTTGTTGACACATATCCCGGCAGAACCTAACAGTACGGCCCTGGACTTTATACATATCAGAAGGTACAACACCTCCGCAATAAGACACAAGCAAAATCTCTGCCGGATCTTTCTTTAGAACCACATGAGAAGTACCGTCAAATACCTCCATATTAACAGATCCACTTACGTTAATAGCCCTTGAAACGTATTTAGCTAAATTAGCTAAAGCTCTATCTAAAGGCATACCATGATACAAACCAGCTTCTTCTATAGTTTCTCCATCATAGAATATTTTAGAAGAAGGAATATCGCAATGATGCGGGCGTTCGCACCCACCATGACTGCCAAAACAACCGTTACCTGTTATTGCCATTGTTACTCAAAATATTTATTTTTTGTTTTAAAAATTCTATTTCCCTATCCTGGTATTCCATACGGCATATCATTGCATTGATTAAAGCCGTAAGATCAGATTTCTGAGCCAGACTGAAGTAGCCAGCGTTGATGCCGTCAGCGCAGTACACGCAGTTCGTGCAGGTGTATCCGTCCGGGCATGGCACCGGCGTTTCGTCCACATGTGGAACATATACGTGTTTGCCACTTAAGCCCTCACCAATTTGTGCACTCTTTTCCATTTTGTAACTGTTTTTCAAGTTGTTCAACCCTTTGTTTTAAAAGCGTATTTTCTTCAACCATCCTATCCAAAAACCTATCTATGTTTTCAAAAACCAGTTCTATATTATGCATAACCTCATTATAAGGCATACCTGGAGTTAATTTGGATATGAATGTCTTGCATCCTGTATAATGAATGCAATGATCGCTTAAATGACCATACGGGCAATCGCATTCTTTTGGAAGAATTTCGCAATTGTCCGTACAGTCATTACACGGATCAGACCCGATACAGATATTAGATCTCAGAATATCAGGTCTGTCATCTTTACAAATGTTACAATTCATGACTTTCTTTTTTTTGGTGCAAGATAATAATTTTCATTCACACCATCACAATAAGAAGTCAATCAATGTATTCCAAGCGGTTAGTGCTGCCTTTAAAAACGTATCCGCATCTGTTTTCTATCTCTACATCGGTAATAGGGAGAATAGCATCTTTGCCATAAGTAAGTTCACATTTTGAAATAAAATTTACTATACCTTGATAATTACCATGAAATTCCCTTGCGAGTTTCCTGCCAGTAGGAATCCCTTCTTTATTGGTTTCAGGAATACCTATCAAGCACTTTATCCAGTTTGGTTCATTCTTGTTATTGCTTCGTATTTCGTAGTTCACGATATCAAATACAATACCTTCAAGGTTCTTGACATCGATGCTGTCCGCATCCATTTTCTTATCAATACGAATCGTGCTTGTTAAATCTCGTAATTTCATGATATTTTCTATTTTTGACATTAATGAATAACTGTCACAGTGTTTTAAAAGACCGAAGTAAGAAGACCAGCTTTCATTTGTAATACACTTCTTCGCGTCTTTGGCTACCCTCTTCCTTATTGTCACATAACCTTTATTGTGTTCAGATACGCCTTTGTTATTACGGTGGAAAACATACCCGCAAAAATCAAGAGGTCTATCCATGTCTGTTATAATACAAGTATGCCTTTTAGATCTTATCTTAAGCTCATACCACCAATAATTCTTAATCCTCCATTTGGCAGTATTAGCATCCTCCTTAGTATAGAAAGCAAGGAAATTATCGTCGGCATATCTCAATGAAAAAGGAGCTATTCTCTTTGCGAGATCATCAAAATCTTTCATAAGGAGATGATGAATGAAAGGGCTTGTAGGGGTTCCTATAGGTAACTCTCCAGATACGAAACTTACGTCTATTACAAAATCTATAAACTTTTTATTTGAAATAAAGTTCTTAAGTACTTTTCTAAATACTTTGTCTTTTACATGGTTATAACATTTACGTTGATCTATAACCAGGCAATACTTCAAATCAAGTCTATCATAATAAACATGCTTTATCTTTTTAATAAGAGACCTTGATTTAGACGATGCTGTTATGCCAAATCCCGGCTTACAATTAAGACCATTCATATTATCCTTCTCATAATACAAAGGACCTAACTTTACTAAAACAAGATGCTGATAGATTCTGGTGGTAAGATCCGGGCTGTTTATTTCACGAACCTTACCATTCTTGTTTTCTTTTACAAGTTTGCGATATTTGATTTTGCTAACATAAGTACCATCTAAATACCATTCATACAATTTTAACGAATTACCATCAAAATCAGAATTAAAATTAACAACATCATTCTTTTTAGAATGGTTTTTAAATGCCGCTTCGCATGCTTCTCTAATATCATCCAAACTTACATCTATATAGTTTGAAACTGATTTCAGTTGTGGGCTAATGACGGGCTTACGACCGTCGCGCATCTCTATCATATTTTTATCATATAACCTCATACGCTTGTCTTTTATTGATTATCCACTCCTGGGAAAGATTAAAAAGAATATACCCAATTTTTTAGCCCACACAGGGCAAGGCCGCAATTGTTGCGATTCGTATTAGAAGTGGCGTTATTCGCATTCAGATTACGAGGCGAGCAATTGCCATTGTTCGCATTACCGCCGAAACGAGCAGCCAATTCTTTTTAACCTTTTTCTCAACCGTTATTTGCTATTTCAGAGGTCAGATCCCAATGTAAGACTTGTTAGCAGACTAACGGATTTCATTGAATAAATTTTTATTGTTTATAATGTTAACTATCTCTGTTGTCTAATGACATTGCAAATGTATGTATAATATTTTATAGCTACAAAACAATTTGTATTAAATATTTTAAATTTTTGTTTTGTAGCTATAAAATATTATATTAACAAGATACGGCTGCGCCGTGATATAGTATATAAGGCTGCGCCTTATCGCTGCGCCTTATCGCTGCGCTTATGATGGCTGCGCCATCAATGGGTTACACCCATCAAACCTGCGGTTGACTGACGTCTAATAACAACTGGGCAAGGCCGCAATGGTAGCGAGACGTATGAGAAGTGGCGTTATTCGCATACAGATAACGAGGCGAGCAATAGCCATGGCTCGCATTACCGCCGAAACGAGCAGCCAATCTGGACTTTATACCAACAGATGAAGCCCAGTAGCAATTGTCCCATGTATAAAAACATTCTCCTGTTCCGATACTTCCCCCTTTTTTATCCTTCCATCCGGTATAAGGAATACGGTGTAAAGCAAAACTATCTCCTAAATTCTGGGTAGTTGCTATCTTTTTATATTTAGATTCAAAATTAAAAACCTCACCATTATTTATAGTAGACCTTTTCTCATATGTCCATTTCTTTTGATCTGGCTCTATATAAATATCAATAGTATTACCTATTCGAGTGACATTAGGATCATTTAAACAAGTCCCTACCTGTTCGTATCCTCCTCCACAATACCTAAAGACATCTCCAGACAAATTCATGCCATCATACAAAGACATCCTTAAAATAACTTCCAAATCAAATTCTGCCGGTTCGTCATTTTCGTTTAAGGCTGATATAGTGCCGGTCATTTCCTTAAATACAATAACATTCATATGACCTTCAGCCATACTCTTGGCTCCCTGGACGTTCTTATACCAGTATTTTCCTCCATAAAAATCAAACTCTGATCCTTCTTCTACGCCTGTCTCGAATGCAAAAGAAGCCGCCATCTGGCTTTCCATGCACTGTTCTTTAGGATACTCTGAATTTATGAGGTAAGAGAAGTGAGTTTTTTTAGTAGGTTCATAATGGATAATAGAAGAACTGTTGTTCCATGTGGCATACATCCATGTATCTTCTCCTTTTTTACGGTATTTCAATCCTCCGTATTTATGGTAATTAACATCATTACCTATCCCGGAGTTACTTGATATCCCTGATCCAAAAGTATCTGGATTAACCAAGTATTTAGTACCGTACAACATTTCAAGGTATATGATATAAGCATTCAAGGTTAAAAATCCACCTTCAGAAAAAGGATAAGAAGATTCAGGATCTACGTTATTAGCCCTCGAATACTTAGCTATATTGATTTGATTTACGTCATTGCTTCTCGGATAAGTTCTTCCATTTAGAAACATCGTGCAGGCGTTACCAACTCCGGCTCCGGATTTACAATTTGTTTCTCCCTCATACAAGAAAAAGAAAGATCTTGCCTTGGAGTCTACTGTACATACCGGTCCAGGAGATAAGGCTGTGGGCGGCAGCACAGGGCACGTCTGGCGCAGGTCAAGTCCGTCCAGCATAGGAACCGTGTCTGCGTCGTACACCCCAGACCATATTTTCCCACTTTTTCCAACTACCTTATCAGCTACATACAGGCTCTTGCTACATCCTAAGAATATGCTATAATTCTTTGAAGTAGTCTCCCAAGGTCTTAAAATCCTTACCTCTGACCCTGATACATTATAAAGTTTTTGATCAATACCATACTCTTCGTAAAAAGCCTTGGCGTCAAATGCTCCGGCATCACAATACTTATTTTTATGACCGTTATCCAAATACAGTTCCACATCGCATTCGGCTCTCATTTCCTCGGTTATACCTACCGTAGGAGCAAAATCTCCGTTTTCAAATCTAAGGAGATTATTCTTACGAAGCTTTCCTACCGGACGCACTTTGTCTCCGGTATTTTGAGTCATGTCTATAAGGTAAAAATCCCAAGAAGGGAGAAGGCTTTTGTCGCCAACTGATTCTGTGGCTTCTGGAGGAAGCTGATCCTCAGCCCAAGCGGATGCCGATCCCGAAGCACCTTCTTTAAGAACGTTGAAAGTATTACCATCAGACAAAACAAAAGGCTCAGATTCCTCCCCTTTCTTCGATAAAAACTTTTCCCTTTTACCAACTTGATTAACGACTATGTTCTTCTTAGCCTTATTCCCTTCATCGGAAATAGTGTAATTCAAAGTCGTATCAAGACCTTCATTTATTTCAGAAAACACCGACACCAGTTTATCATTCTCACCTTCTGTCGGATTAAATTTTACGTTGCTCATTTTCAAAAATCAAATTTGCATTCATCAACAACAGGCTCGCATTTGGTATTTTCATTAACCCATTTCATGCCCTCTTCTTCCAGTATCTTCTTAGCCTTTTCATTGGCATCATCAACGCTAATGAAAGACGTTACGGTACCGGCGTATATCCTCCTGTATTTCTCAGGAGCCTTCCATCCTTCCTTACAACGTTTACTAAACCAACCATGTTGATCTTCGTTGTAATAAACGGTTTTACATACTCCAGATTCGTTAGCGGCAGCCTGCCCTTCTTGCTCAAGAATCTTCGCAGCTTCGTAGTTGGCTATTTCGGTACTGAACTTAGACCATACACGCCCGGCCTCTACCACGTGATGTGTGAGCTGTTCTTGTTTTTGACCATCAGGACAATCATTTTTAAAGAAATCCCCTTCCTGTCTTGTGTTATAATATACCTCGCAACATCCACCTACTTTATTAGCATACAACGGACCTTCTTTCTCCGCAAACTCTTCCGCTTTCCTATCTGCATCATCTTGGCTTATATCCGAACAAAATTCAGCCTCATGAACGATAAACGTTTCTTCAGAACCAAGATCTTCCGGACAGTCCGATTTCTTGAAATCTTTTCTGTATTCTTTGTTGTAATACATCTTTTTCATGACAAGATCTTATTAAGTTCTTCTTTGAATTTCTGAATCTCGTCCGGGCACAACCCGCATTCCCCTTCACATACGATTCTTCTCATACGATCTATTTTAAGAACCGTATCTATATCAGGTTTTATACCTACCTTATACTTATGATATTGTAGATACCGATCAGCCTTACATGCTATAAAACGATCAGCACACTCACATAAGTAAGATGAAGGGAAAAGAATTTGCTGTGTACTTCCGGTAGCTGACATATCATTTCACGGTAAAATACCTGGCGTATTCTTTATTTATGTATTCAGAATAAGTAGCAAGATCATCCGGATCCGGGCACTCGTTCTTCAAATTAACAATCCAGCCTCTTACCAGCTTTTGAATATCAGCATACCTTTTACTTACACCTCCTACAAACCTGAACTTGCGATGAAGGTCTATGATTTTCTTGTCCAACACAGCAAGTTCATCGTATTTCTGAATACAAGCCGCATTAGAATCAGCTTTAGGTGTCGTATTCGACTGAGGCTTTATAGCCCTATTTCTATTAACAGAAGTAATATTACTTCTTCCACATCCACATCCCATAACTTATTTATATTTAATTAATTACATTTTGCAACCACAATTTTCACAATTATTGAGAACGTAAATCAATTTAGATGCTTTTTCGTATAATTGTTTTACGTTTTCAAAATTCCCTAATCTCATATTAGCTTCAGCCGCAGCCAGCAGAAACTCTATTTCTTTTATTTTGTCAATAACGTCATCATCCTCATGATCACATAACACAGTTGACCTGGCCCATATCTTATCTATGTTAAGACGGATCAGATCTGTTTTTAAATACTTTCTGTTAAATGAATAAGAGGAAGGACTTCCTTTTATGGTAATATCGTATATACCATCTTTTAGGTTTTCAAAATCATTTCCGCGACCTGGATTTATGCCAAGGGTCTTACTGTTGAATACATTCAACTGATTCTTACCAAGATAATAAACATACTTATTTTCATCTTCAGGTGGCACAATCTCTATAATAGCCGGTCTGTCTGCCAGTATCCCCCATTCCGACTGATCGGCTATGCGAAGCGTTTTAGGGTTGTTGGTGCTTATAACCTCAAAATCAAGATGGATGTTGTTCATACTCTCCTCCCATCCCATTCTGGTAAGGGAATCATCGTATCTGGCTGTTATATCAGCTCCCTCTACCTCAGTGCTATTAACACGTACCTCGGTACCATTTATCTTGACTCCTACTATTTGGGCTACCAACGACTTAGCCATACCAAACATAGGAACAATGATTTCCCCGTTATAATCAGTTCCTTCATTTGGATACTGTACTACTTCCGTCTTGTACAGGCCATCATTTCTTCTGGCTACTATTCTAATAACCATCTGATTTTCCACATCATAGTCGGTCATTACTATCCTGACATAGAAAATGTTATTTCTTATCTGTGGTAAAATATCGATATAGTTCATACCTTATCTTTTTCTACAAAGATAAGTAAATGAGGTGATAAAAGTTTAAACTATTGGACATTAAATAAAAGGTGAGGTGATTGTCACCATATCCGATAATAGATTCCAGCGCCTAAGTAGGGGGAGAAGCCCTCGCGCCCGACCCCATACCCTGCCGTCAGTCCTATGCCCCAGCGCCGGCTCTTTTCGTATATTATTTCTTTTTTGTGGTAGATGATCATCGTATCCAAATTAGGTCTGTATCCGCTTATAACAGCCCGATAATCATCTGTGTTGTATGTTTTTCTTTGTATAGGAATATTGATATAAACAGTGTCTTTTATCGTATCTTTTTCAACTATAGCATCCATAGGGAAAGGTATTTCTACCTCCCCTACGTCAACTATATACTGAGGAACAGGAACAGGTTGGATAATGGTATCTATTACCGTATCTATTTCTATATCGTGTATTATTTCTTGTTTTTTGCATGTTTTACCAAACAAAAAAGATATAAAACACAGTAGAAGAACTCCTAACACATGCCTGGCTCTCATTTTTTGCAAACACATCTTTTACCCTCCTTATCTTCATCTAAAAGTTCTTGTATATCACCGTTGTTAATACCTTCTTTAAGCTCTTCTCCGAATGGAACTTTCTGCCACCAACTTACTTTGCTAAAGAAATACTTAACGCCTTTTACTATCATCAAATCAGGTGCAAGGTCGCCGAGGCGTTTGAATGCCATTCCGCCGTATAATATTAAGGCGAATATCGTAATCCACTGAAGAAGCATGTCTATAAACTCTGGGGATTTATGCCCTCCCATAGACATAATAAGATCCATTCCGGATATGGTGAACAACCCGAAAGAGCAGGCCGCGAACTCAAGAAGGATTTTCAAAACTCCCATTTCGCTTATGCATGTCAATATCTTAAAAGGCCTCTTTCTCTTTCTTCGGATATAGCAGTGTTTGATACTTTTTATAGTAGCTAACAAAAGATTTATAGCTAATATAAACAATATAGAATATATAAGGTGGTGAATCTCCTGGAAATTCATCCACAATGCTGATAATCCGGAAATGAGAAAAGCCCAGAAACTTTCTAAATTCATCCTTCCTACAAATCTGTAAGCCATATTAGAACATAGTTACTTTCTTGCTACTTCCAAGAGAGTCATATACGTCAATATGGACCCAATTGGTACCTGATTCTAATCTAATGGGACAAGGAAGTAAATCCTGTGACTGAATTATTTTATTCCTTGCCTCTTCTGCCGTCATACCCTTGGCGTCAAAATCGATGGCTGCCCCAAGCATATGAGGACTGATATACAAAGACCCTGATACGGTCTTGGATTTTACTATATCCGAGATATTGTTCCTAAAACCACGCTCATCAAACCTTCCACCCGACTTCCAGGTATTAACCGTCATCGGAGTTTTCAAAATGTCTTTCCTTAAAACCAGTATCGTGTGAAGCAATTCAGTTCTTAAATACCTCCAGCAAAGATCTTTGTCTCTACCGTATTCTTTAGGACCAACTAATTCAACAATACTAAAATACTGACTCAATTCTTTTATAATATCTTTTCTTTCCATAACTTAACCTTTTTCACAAAGATAATCAGAACCTTACCAAATATTAAAATAAGCAGAGTTTGGATTAAAGAAAAACCCCTGCATAAATAAATATACAGGGGCCATCCATAACATTAACAACAAATTACGACCTAAACAGCCCTCACATATCCGGCTGATACAAGATCGGAAAGATTCTCATAAGCCAAAGGAATACCTGAATCTCTTATGCAAAGATACTTAATTTCTTTGTCTATGTAATACTTTCCATTCTCTAAAATAGAATTATATACCCAAGGAATAGGGTCGTCTATCGTACCTGAATGTTTTTCCTGAACAACCATATACAGACTTTCGGCTCCACCTCCCTGACCAGGAACCCAGTCGGCTTGGAGATTATGATTTTGCCTTACTTCAAACAGAGTCCAATCCAAATCCGAAGGTTTGTTTTTGCTACGGAAACGCTGCCCTTTTACAACAGCCGTACCCATAGGAAGACCTTTGTCTCCGTAAACTCCATCCTTATCCCAGATAGGGTACAATCCCTTTATCTTAAGAGCAAGATTCTGGTCAGTGTTTTCCAACATAGCCGGCGTGTTGATCATCGCCCTCATGTACATGGCTGTAGCCTTCTCCGGATCATTAGCTTCAAGGATCTTATTTTTTTCTATGATCTGATCCTTTGTCCTTACCAACTTCTCAGGATAGCCTTCATCTACTTTCATAGACTCAACTTCACTCCTGTCGGTTTTAGAAGCTATTTCCTTTTCTATGGCAGCAGTACGATCGTTGCACTCAGATTCATATACATGCATTTCATTCATTGCCGTATTAGCAATATCAAGCTCGTATTCTGAATCTGCTACAGATACAGTGTATATCCCGCTTCCTTTTGCTACGTCAATATCGTTTTTAACCTTCTGTCTCATGCTGCTGTTATACCATATCTGTTTACCATCCAAACTATAAGAACGGACAGCATCAGAATAAGCATATTCCCTGGCCTCAGAAACTTTCTTATCCTTAGCCTTGGCAAGCAACTCCTCTTCAGTTGGTCCAGGAGGCTCCGGGTCAAGCTGCATGGCAATAACTTCTTTCACACTCGCATCAGGATTGTCTTGATGGAATTTTTCTTGATCGGAGTCAAGTTGAACCCATTTACCATCTAAGAAATCTTGGTAAGAATACCCTACTTCGTAAGAAGAGGAATCCAACTCGTATCCTTCCCAGTAAAAACCTTTTACGTTTTTATTTACATAAACCATACTCTATCCTTTCTGTTAAGCTTGTTCACCTACTCTGATAACTAACTTATCATTAATATACCAGATACTTAATTCTATAAAACTATTTTTAGGTACTACTACGCTATCGCCTGACATGCTCTGGAACAGGCCAGAGGTAGGAAGCGGCTGCGTGATGTCTGTGCCGGTAGTGTTGTTGACCCGCACCTGCCATTCCCTCCCAACATCCTTAGCAGATACGGCCATAGACAGGTTCGTAGCGGAAGCTACGTTGGCTATGATATTATGAGCATCTATTGGCAAACTTGCTAATGTTGTGACAACATTAGGAGTCTTAGCCATAAACTTCAAATAAGATAACATGTCATTAGACAACGTAGCCGTATTAGCTATAGCTCTATATGTCTTATCTTGGGAAACAACATAAGTTACCATCTCAATGTCTATATAAGATCCAGATACGTCTTCCTTTGAGTTGGTGTTATTAAATAAAACAGCTATTATTTTTAATTCAGAATTATCATTGTCTAAAAAATAATCCAAAGAAAAATAATAAAAACTAAGCTTACCTAATGTAATATTGTTATTGTAAGCATTCAGAACTTTTGCATACGAATCCTCATCAAGAGTTCCAGAAGTACTGGGAAATATGGATAAATCAAGATAAGATGAATCTACTCCTGTACTTACCATACCAAGCGATTCAAGCACCTTAGTTCCACCTTCTTCAGTAACCAAAATATATTCGTTATACACGTTTTTAGTTTCTGTAGATGCCACATCGTCTTTTACAAGATACATGACATTATCCTTCGCTTCTTCAACAGTAGGAAGTTTGCTAACAATCTGTTTCTTCCACCCTGCTGCCGAAACAGCATCATCTATGTACTGTTTTGTTACATGATCTCCCCATGTCATATTACTAAGAAGAGTCTTGCTACCGTCTTGACTTCCGGCAGGGGGAGCCGGGATAAGGCCTCCTTTGCCCGACTCCGAGCCCGTCCCAGGAGCGGCCTGCACCACATTCTCAAGTCTGGAATCAACCTCCTGACCTTCGAATTTACTGTTATAACCTACTTCTGCCATTTTTTTTATTTCTTGTTAATTTTATCCAACAATTTCTTGATCTGGTCTACGATGTCCATCACCGCGCCAACCTTGTTTTTTACGTCCTCAACCTTCTGATCGATCTTAGAATCCAAAGCCTTTAAACGATCTTCGTTTTTACTATACACTAAATACAGGGATAAACCGATGATTGCTATCGTAAGGATATTAGCCAAAACGCATCCGATTATTATCTGAAACATGATGATTATATGGTAGATAACGCTACCACACGCTTTAATTATTTAACTTTGTCACAAATATAATAAATACCTCAACCATAACAAGATCAAAGATGTTCGTTATTAACATCAGACACCCATTCTTTAGATGAAAGAACAGATTCAAACTCAGAAGAAGGGCTGTCATATACCGGATACGGATATTGAGGTTCGTCATCAGCCTGCATGTCTAAAGACTTAAATAGAAGGTCATAATGTTCTACGTGTAAAATAACTTTAGAACCGTCTACGCTCGCTCTTGGGCTGCCTATTCCTAATTCACGTCTCTTTTCTTCAGATACGGAATCATATACTTCTTTTGGTATGATAATGAATTTCATATTACTTTGATTTTAGGGTTTGTAAATAGTTATATGCTTTGATACAGTCGTCTTTGGAAAGGATTCTTGGATAAATTGCAAGGTTCTTAAAAGCTATTCGATCAAACCCACCACCACTACTCGATACCTCCAACATACCACCAGAACCAACTACATTACCTGTATTTGCCAGTATTTCATTCCAATTACGATCATAGGCTCTACCATCTGAACATGCAGCATTAATACTTTTAATTCCGTCAAGACTATTTGTTACTGATCCTGAATTAATATAAAGATCAAGTCCAATCATTGTGTTGTAGATATAAAAACTAGACCCTTTTACTAAACCAGTACCACTCTTTTTATTATCAATAAACTTCCAATCCCCAACAATCGTAAAATCCTTACCCATTCCAAAAGATGACGAAACTATCTTATCATCCACCCCATCAGTAACTAGATAGCCAGCATATTCACCTTCTTCATTGTACCCGCTCCCTTCTGCAAACCCAAAATTAGACAGTACAAGATCATTACCATTGCCCGTAATGTTGGCAATGGTAGCACGATCTTCGTCCTCGTTGGTTTTGCCGGTGACAGTCCATGCTTGGTAGGGGAAGAGCCAGGGATAGGTTTTAACGAAGTAGTCTTTGATCTTGGTCAGTTCTTCTTCGGTGGCATCGTGGTCGAGAAATACAAGTTCCCAGATAGCAGCGTTAATACAAGTTCCTACATTAGTTGGAGCTAATTTCCCAACATGTAGCACATCTGTTCCCTCAAAATTACCAGTTGTAATCGAAACACCATTACAACTTTTAGATGTCTGATAAGTAAGGATGTGTGGTAAATCCATTTCACTCCCTATTGCTCCAAAAGATATAGGCTTATTAAGATGATCGGCTTGTATATTTCTATATTCTAACAAGAAGGCACCATTATTGAGCCAATTCTTTACATTAGATACTAATCCTAATGCTCCTTCTCCCCTTGTAATCCACTGTCTCAACGCCACAACCGTATATCCCTTTTCCTTAGTCAAAATAGGAAAATTCTCACAGACACCATAATCATCCACTCCGTCAAAGACGAGTGCACCTGGGTAGAGGGGTAGTTGTTCGATGGTGATCTGACCTAAATCCGCACTTTTTAAATGAAGATACATTTCATTTCTTGTATATTCTGGGTTATCTTGTAATGTTATTACTCCATTGGAGGGCAACTTTAAATACTTATTAGAAGCGGAATTGGCAAATTTCATAACTCCTTCCGGGTAAGTACTTGTAATCTTAATGGTGACATTATTAGATATACCTAAATTTGATTTAGAGATATACACAATATTATTTCCTGCACCCTGTGATACTTTAACATCAATAATAACTTTCAAGTTACTTTCAGTTATTCCTATTTCTGTAGTATCTCTATTATTTTTCCATTTAGAAAAATCACCAGCATATCCACCTACTCCAGACATTCCACTCCAAGCAATGTTTTTTAATTGTAGATCGTGTCCATTACCCGTCTTATCAACCCATACGGGATTGGCAGCCATCTGCTCATTGGTGAGATCAGAAGCGGAATATCTGGCTACGATACCTTCTATGTCCGGGAAGGAATCTGCATTGCATGGCAGATCTAATATCATTTTCGCATACTCTTTAAAAGGTATGGAAGTAGGTACATCATACCCTTTGGATATAAGGGCTTGCCTTATATCCTCTTTAGTATTGATGACCCTCATTAACTTATCTGATATGGTTCCCATTACACTTCCTCCCCATTTATGTAATCTAATACCGAACCTATGTCTCCTATGTCCGATTTTATTGACTCTCCTTGAGAATGTATTTCAATAAGTTTCTGATATAAGGTGTTATCCCCTATACGATTCTTATCTGTAGCTTGTTCTTCGATTTTGGCTATCGTATCAGGATCTTCATACTTAACGCCATCAGGACCATACCATTCGTCTGTTAAATTCGTGTATTTATGACGAACTGGAGTCGATTTAGACTCCAGTGTTACTAAAAAATATTCGTTACAGCTCATGACAATAAGATTTAGTGGTTGCAACAATTACATCTACAAACTGTTCTCACGTAGCCAGAGGGAATGGCAGCCAGCTCCGTCCCTACGGCTATCGCCGGGTCAGTGCTTTCCATGACCGTCAGCGCCATCTTGTCCACGTCAAGATCGTTGTCGTAAACGATTTCTCCCTCAACGTAAATGCTCCCTGCATCAGAAACGTAGCAGTTTTTCACCTGTCTTATATGACGTTGTGTAGCAGACGCAAAATCGCACTCGATACTTAACCACCCTACCGGTATCTGATCGATATTGGATCCGATATTGTAATCAGGATCGGTTGTTTTAAGCACCATATGTCTCAATTCCCTTGTATTTCCGTATCCGTCCATTGTTATATATGTCCGGATCTGAACCTTGCCTTTTTCCGTCTTATAACAGTTTTCTACTATTTCTGTGTCGGATGTAGTAGCATCAGGGAAATCACAAACAATACGCTGCCATCCTTCTTGTATTTTGCTGAATGTGGCGCCTCTTTGTATATCAGGGTCGGTAGTTTCTAAGACAATAAGATACTCATCCCGGACTCCTATTATGCTATCTACCGACCTGTATCCACCAAGATGTATTTTACCACCAGGAGTGGTATAGCATTCATCTACGGACATAATATGTCTTTCTGTAAGATCAGGAAAATCGCATTCGGTTTTCGTCCATTCGTTAGGTATCTTATCTATTTTCGTCCACTGAGGATAAGTATCATCTGTTGTCTTAACAATATAATAATACTGTTCCCTTACACCAAGAACGGCATCAATAGCTTGATAACCTTTTATATTGACCTTACCACCATCTGTCTTGTAGCATTCGTCTACTTCAACAATTTCCCTGTCCGTCATGTCAGGAAAATCGCAGACCATCCTCACCCAATCTTCGGGAATGGAATCCAGCACGGCCCCTACCTTAATATCAGGATCGGTAGACTGAAGGACGGTATAAACTTCTTCCCTGGCTCCAAGGATGTTATCTATGGCTACCAAACCTTCTACTTGCACTTTTCCTTTTTTAGTAGTGTAACATTCAAGAACGTAAGTTACGTCTCGCTCTGTCATGTCAGGAAAGTCACAAACCATTCTAACCCAATTTTCCGGAATTAGCCTGAAAACATGGCCGGCAGGGAAATTATCGTCCGTCGATTGAATAACGGTATAAATAGATTCCCTGATATTTATCTTATCATCTATGGCTTCTAATCCTTCTATTTCAACCTTACCATCCGGAGTCTTATAACATCTGTTGACGAACGTAATGTCGCGTTCTGTCATATCAGGAAGATCACAATCGATCATAACCCACTCGTCCGGTATTTTAGCAAGAACCTTACCTACCGGATTATCCATGTCAGTACTGTCGGTAATTCTATGGGTTTCTTTAAGAACATCCATCTGATCGTTAAGAAGATACCAACTCCATACTTCAACCTTTCCACCAGGTGTACGGTAACAGGTTTTGAAATCTTTGATAACTTTCTCAGCTATGTTAATCCACTCCCATTCGGTTGTGGCCGGAATACCAGAAACAGGATGCTTCTTGCCTTCTTCGTCAAGATACCAATAACAGCCATTTAAGGACACAACCACCTGGTAGATTTTGTCCCCTATTTTTATACCGGATTTGCTGTCATCTACCGGTTGGGAGGAACCCCATTTTCCAACTATGTTGGTTATTTTGTCAATGCCCCTACCAAAGGCACCGGCTAAAAAATCCACGCCGTTCATATGAAATCGATCTATTTCAAATTATTTTATTACAAAAAAGGGGGTGGAGGACCAGCCTCCTCCCCCTTGGGATATATAGAAAAAAGGAAAATCAAATCTTGCAGGGCTTGATATTTGCCGAAGCAGCTAACAAGTCCATAAGGTCTTGAATACCTTCGTGAGCGCCATACGGTACATGGAAGTGTACTGTAATGTGATCATCGATTACTCTACCAAAACCGTTAGAGTAACGTGCCGGCTTCAGCGTTACTGAATAATCAGCATACGGAGCCAACAGGTCTAAGCGAGTTTCTTCGTTGGTAAACATCCGTTCCATAAGTTCTTGGTGAGTCTTACGGAAGTCGAAGAACATACGTTGTTCGCGTTCTTTATCCAGCAATTCAGCGCCGAGGTGAGTGCGCGGAGCCCAGTGCTGTTTGTATTCGGTGTGGATCGGGTTGAAGTACGTGCTGATAGCCTCGCGCTGTTCATCCGGATAACCGCCATTTACAGCAATACGAACAGATCCTTCCTGGAATGTCAGACGGTCAATCAAACAGTCAGACGGAGAAATCATGTAGTCAATACCACGGAACAAGATACCGCATTTGCAGTTCTTAGGAAGCGGATCGGCGATAATGGACTGATCTCCTGCTACGGCACCCAAACGTTTCCAGTTACGTCCACGATAAGATTCGGGAGCTTTAGATACGAAGAAGTCTTTGAAAATTTCATCGCATTCGTCGCAAACCATGTTAGTAACGACCGTTGTTTTGAATTTGTGTTGACATCCACCAGGTGTACCGTAATCTTCGATTGTCAGATACGGAAATGCTTCCTGCAATTCGGCTTTTGCACTACCACCACATTCATCATCCGGCAACGTGATTTCATAAGCTTCTTTCGAAATCTTACAAGAACCACATGCTTCCCAACTAACGGTAGTAACAGCAGGATTGCTACACATATCTGCTGTTTTAGCAACGAACGTTACTGTAGCAGTCGGATTAGTTTCTACAAATGCATCGATATCAGCCTTCGTCAGTTTCTTGCTTACGGCCACAGTGTACATACCTACGCCGCCATCTTGGGCTGCTGTTTTCTCGGCAGTGCTACTAACGGCATTCTTAATGCTTTCTACTACAGTAGACTGATCAACCCCATCATCCTCTAACGTTACGGCATAAATCAAACCGCCTTCTACTTCAGTATATCCTTCAGGGCACTCTTCGCATCCTTTCATGATAGAAGACAGCTTTTGAGTATAATCAGAAGGCTTACCACCTTCTTTCATCACCTGATATTTGGATGTGGAAAGATGACGTCCGACTCTCTTGATATCCAAACCAGGATAAGCAGCCTTAAGCTGAGCCAGGGCATAAGCATCACCGGTATCACACATTTCCATGCAATAGAAATTCATGTCGGTTTCCACCGGAGTTTTTTCCAGTTCATTGCAAGAATGGATAGGATGGATTTCTACAAAATCACCTACCTTGCCACCACCTGCAATCGGCTGATTCTTGATACGTTCGATTGTTTTCAAAATAGCAGCCAAAATATCAACATCTTCGCAAGGATCACATTCTGAGCACATATCCTCACGACCCGGACAGTTTTCGAAAATGATGTAATCATCGATATTCACCTCACCCATCGGATAACCACGAAGCTCAAACAAACGTCCTGTAAGCTTAATATGGATAGGAATACGATCGCCTTTTCTTGCTGTAATAGCGGTACTGTCGTCAATTCCGTTATAACCGAAAATAACTTCATCTACTTTAATTTCTTTGCTCTTCGGAGCAGAAGCATACACTTCTATAATTTCATCAATAGCAAACGTAGGTGTAGAGAATGATTTATCATCAGATACACGGTCGTTCACCATCTCATTACGTCCGATTCTGATCTGGAAACGTTGTTCGTCCTTACGATATCCTTTCAAGTCTTTCAACGCTTTCAAACCATCTTTAGTCTGCTCACCATCCAAATCATAGATAGCGATCTGACCTTCTTGAAGCAACAAAGAATCTACGTCCGCCAACTTAGCGTGCGGAGGACAGATAATGTGTCTGTCATACGGTTTATGGATAGCCATAGCCTTATAATATTTTAAAAATTAGTATTCTGTTATCTGTCTCAAAAATAGCGATAGTCATATAAGCAACAAAAAGCATTAGGAATTAATTAATTCTTAATGCTTTTTGATAATCTTTAATTTAGGATATGCCTTTCTTCTGCTACAAAGGAGATTGGACGTTGTTTGAATCTATTTGATAACGTCCGTATTCGCTTTCATTCAAAGCAAATTGCTTTTCAATCATGTTAAGGATAATACCAATTAATTTATCATCTAATTCAGGATCTATATCAGTTGAATTAGAACCATCGGATTTAATATATCCTTCGATGTCAACTTCCTTCGGATAGCGGTAATATGTAAGGTAAACGGTGTCTACATCAAAACCAGACTTATACACCCTTACCGAATCTTCGCCTATTGTATAGAATGTTTCCCTAAAATCAAAATCAGGTTTGTTAAAAAAGTCGGCAAGAAGCTCATGCGGGTTTTCGTTCTTAGCCTCCCACATGGTAAAATCAGTGACCGTGCATTCACCTTTGGTAAATACGCCTGATATGTTTGAAAAAGAGAAGAAATCAGAAGGCAATGAAAATAAAGTGCTTTCCGGATTATCTTTATCTCCTCTCTCGTCAAGTTCTTTCGAATACACAACCAACTTTTGGATATAACGTATATCCTCTTCATTTTTCTTATCAAGGATATAACGAACAAGGCGGTTTTGTTCGTCATTAAAAAGCTGAACAAAACGTGCCTTGTCAAGTTTTATACCACCGTTGGTCATGTTTTCTTCAGCCTTCTGTAAGGCCCGGAGATAACAATCAACGATTTTCATAAATTATTCTTTTTTGTCAGCGTATTGATCAACATCGAAACCTTTCTCATCTTCCTTTTTCTTCTTGTCAGACTTAGCTCCTTCTATTTTTTTATGCTTGTTCTTTAAAGCGTTATACTCTTCCAAGACACGCGACTTAGTTTCTAACATCGACTTATTGGAAGCAAGAGCCATAGATGCAGAGATGGCGTCGGCGCCCAGGAGCTCGCCATTCAGATACAGTCCGTCGGTGTTGACGGTGACAGCCAGGCCCTCAATCATTTCCCTGATCATACGATGTAATTTAATCACCTGCATTCCCTCAGAAGATTCGTCGTCAGATAAGAACCTTGAGCTTGCTTCTTTATACATGTCAACGTTCGTATTCTTGGCGTCAATCCAATTAGTGAATATGTATTGAACCATGCTCTGATCAAGCTCTACGCTGTATATGATGTCAAGATACAAAAGCAGATCGTAGATGCTTTTCCTTTCAGCCTCTGACCCTTTCAGCTTGTTCATGAACTCATATAAAATATCAGCCTTATCAATCTGACGTTGTTTCCTGATATCTACAGCCGTAGTCTTGTCTTCTACACAATAATAAGATTCGACATACATCGGATTACCATCTTCCTCTTTAGGAGTAAGAGACTTGGACAAAATAGCTATATACAACTCAAATAAATCACGAACGTCATTAGTGTAGAACAAACGACCATCATACAAGTCAATTCTGTAAGAATCCCAGAAATCGAAATTCTTTTGGTCCAGGTCCTCATTGACAGTTTCTTCAAACGGATACCGAATATTCTTAATACGCATATCCATTTCATTCTTCTTGTCTTCAAATGAGTAACCTTTATAACATGCTGAATTGATGAAGAAACCGGTATCATACACCCTAAGATCCTTATCCCATCCACAACAAGATACTGTCTTGTTCCCAGGGAAAGGAGTCTTGGAAATACCTCTTTCCTGATATCCGGAAGGAGCTTCTTCATCCATCTTACCTGTTATAACATAAATAGAGTCGGAATATATCTTCATTCCTCCTACGGTAGCCAGCAGTTTCTTAGACTCATGGCTTTCTTCAAAAATCTTTTTTCCCATCTTTTTATATATCCTATGAAAACAAAATTTGCGGCCGGTTTTAAAGCCGACCGCAAGTTAATATTAAAAGTTATGATTACAAAGAGCTTGGTAACAATTCAATTGTTACGAACCGGCTGGGATCTTTTACCCAACAAGCCGATACAGAGTGGCACCAGAATTGTTCTGACATACGAGGATGGCTGGATACAATTTCTTGAGCCGATACTCTGGATGACCATCTACCTTGTTCGTAACCCCACCACATAGAACCGATATCAGGCTTAACGTAGAATACGTTGCTGTTGATATTACCAATACGAGCTTCAGATGAAGCAGGAATGCCGGCGAATGCATTGGAATATTCAGGAGCGGTCAAGTCTTCCATAATACATGAATATGATGTGATAGGAGTCATGCCGTCTACCAACTGGCTTCTATCTACCATATCAACGTAATCCAAAGAAGGTTCGTGTTCTACAATGACCTTACCAATACCCGGAATAGTAACACCCTTGATCTTTACAGTTCCTAATTCAAGAGCATCGTTTGATCCTGTTACCGGGTTATTGATGATACGTTCTGTACCCATAAGCGGAGCCAAAGCACCTAATTGAGAGAAGAACTCATCACGAAAGATTTCAACGATGTTCTTGTAAGCCATAGCACCTACCTTGAATTTCATTACACGATTTTCAATCGGCATATCGCTACGACCACGGAAAATATAGTCGGCAGCAGCCAGGAAGTGTTCACGCTTGATACCGCCCGGACGTGCATATGAGATAACGAAACCACGGCGAAGTTGATGGTACAAACCTTCGTTTTTCATCAAAACACCATTATGACCCTTGACTCTACCTCCGCGCATGAACATAAGTTCGTATGCTTCCATCTTAGCCAATTCAGCCAAACAGAACAAAGATACTGTATTGGCTACACGAGCTGTACGCATATCAATGCTTCCGTCACCAAGACGAGAACCGATGATAGCATAACTTGCATCACCTCCTCTGATTTCAGAAAGCTGACGAACTTTCTGGTAAGCTTTGTCGATGAAATTCTGTGTACGTTCGTCCGCATAAGCCAAAGACTTAATACCAGCGTACATAGTCGTTTCACCTTCAACACCACGGTGTCCACCAAGCGTAAATTCACAAGTCATAGAACCGGCCTTAGAAGCACCTCCTACGCCAGAGAACTGAGTAGAGAACTCACCAAGAACGTTTGTTACCTTCCAGTATTTAATACCGGCACGAAGCATGTCTTTCGGGAAGTATTTAGCACGAGAACGGCCCCACAACTTACACCAGTATCTCCAGTTCTCACCTTCTTGTTTCGGAGGACGCTCTGTAGAGATAAGGGCCTGGCAACCGTTAATCACATCGTAAGTAATAACATCTCCTTGTTTAAATTGTGCATTCAACACAATTTCGAAGAAGCTTTCATCAATACCAGGTTTTGCATATTTCAAAGACGTGTCTTCTACTGTAACCACCTCATACGTTTCTGATACCGGAAGATCATAACGGAATGAACCATTGATACCATTTACGGTAATAGTAGCATCCTGTTTGATCATACCCATATACATAGGCAGAGGATAGTTTGTAATGTTAGAAAACAACTCAAGCATACCCAGATGGTTCTTATCAGGATCTTCGTAGTACCAATCTTCTAAAGAGCTAAGATCGTGTTCTACGATACTTTGCTTAACGACTTTAGCGTCGGTATATCCAATCACCGTGTCACCATTCATGGTGGCCGGGAAATTTTTTGTTAAAAGTACATTAGCCATGAACGAAAAAATGTTTTAATTTTTAATCTATACTGATTTCATCGAACTTCACACCTTGAACTTGATCACCTTTATCATCTACCGGAGCCACCCTCTTGTCTTTATTTGTATGGCTGATGAGCTTATAAATTTTCTTTTTCTCATCAACTACAGCTTGATTCGACTTCTGTTTTATGAACTCTCCTGGGTTCATAAGAAACATAATCAAATCTGGCGCTTCTTCCGGATTCATCATCATCTCCCTTACCCTATTAAATGCTTTGGTAATTCCGGGATTCGATTCAGAAGGTTTTAGAGCAAAATCAAGAGCTTTAGATACCATAGTGTCATTTAGCTGATACTTTGCCTGGATAGAAGACTTAAGGTCTTTCTTATACCTTCTAAAATCTTCTGCATCCTTCGCCTTCTTGTCGGCAGCCTCTTTAGTACGTTGCTGGATAATATCATCCATTCTCTTATCAAGCTCAGCCTTATACTTTATAGCCTTTGCTTCAACATACTCTTCACCTTTATTGATAATGCCTTTGAAAAACTCATCAGCTTCATCTTTAGGCAACCCAAGAAGATCAACATAATGGCGAACGATCTTTATCTGATCTGCTTTGTTTTCAATGTCAAGCTTTTCTATAGGAGCGACATTCGTATCATATTGCTTAAGAATATCAACGATATTCGCGCCGGCCTTATCAGCCTGGATAAGCTTCTTAGTAATATCAGAAACAGAGGTAACATCTATCTTATCCTTAACAATGTCCTCTTTCTGGCTTTCAAGGACTGTAGATAGTATATCACACAACGAATCTTCTTTACTAAAATCAAGATCATTGATAGTAATCTCTTCGCCGTTTTCACCGCTAAATACCACATCTTTCAAATCGGGAATGATTCCCCTTGAAGAAAGGGCATCCAATACTTTTCTGTAATTGACAACCGGGGTCTCTACCTGATCCTGATTAACGTCAACTACATTCTCTTCTCCTTTTTTATCCTCTTTAGGATCAGGAGTAGGATCAACAACCAGCTCTTCTTTAATTTGAGAACCTTCTTCTACAGGCTTCTCATCTTTTTTAGCCGGTTCATTACCATTAATAGGCAGAATATCTTCTTCCCTATTATAAACATCATCGACCGGACCGATACTAAAAATATCGTCCAATTCTACTATTCCATTTTTTTCTAATTTTCCCATACTGCAAAAATATTTAAATACCTATATTTCAGACAAAAAACTTATAAGTGTTTAATCTTCACTAAAAATTAAATATCCCCAAATTTTATTAGAGATTTTCTAATGAAATTTGGGGATATTTAATCCTTAATTCTTATTGATTCCGGCTACATACCTTTTGGTGGCGTCTTCCCTCGCTCGTTGGGCAAGTTCTTTGGATTTTAATTTTAACTCTTCCATTTTTATTCTCATTTCATCATCATGAAGTTTGGAATCGTTTTCGAGCTTCTTATCCTCTATCCTTTCCTTGCTTTCTATATCAGCTTGCCTTACGGTCTGATCTGAAACAGAAGCCAGGAAGTTGAGGGAGGTGGCGTCGCTCTTGGCGTCTGCCGCCCTGCCTGCCGCCTGGATCTTCTCTTGAAGTATCCGGTATTGACCTTTCTTGTCTTCCAAAGCAAGTTCATGCTGACGTTGCTTATCCTTCTCAGCAGCTTCAGCTTGTATCTGTTGCTGGTTAAGCTGCATCTGATTCTGTTGTTGCTGCTGCATCTGACGCTCGTTGTATGCCCGAGTATTCCTTGCATTCTGTATAAGTTCCACCATAGAATCTGATGTGAAGATAGATGCAAGATCGTAAATATCGCCTCCGGCTGTATTTAGCTGTAACATGAAAGTTTTAAATTTCTCAAGCTCATCCCTTTTCTTGGAATTAGATAATGCCTGAACACCAAGATGCCTTAGACTAAGACCGTCGGTTCCTATAGATAAGAATGCTCTGGTAAGGTCACTTTTTGTGTACATTACAGAAATATCCTTTCCTTCTTCCTGACATTGTTGAGCAACAGCCAAATGAAGATCCAAAGCGCGTTTCTTGAAGTAACCAAAGTTATCAAAGTATATCTGTGTTTGTAACATAGATGCCGTAACGCCCTGCTGAACCCCGGTGGCAGTCTCATACCTATTGGGACCGTTAATTACTTGAGGCGTGATACCAACCATTTCAAAGCACTTCATCCTCGACCATTCAGCAAGCTCCATTCTTGTTTTAAGCTGCTCTGTCTGCGACAAATCATATACGGCAAACTGGTTGAATGGAACACCGCCTTTCGTGTTTTGAGATGAGGTATCTAATGTCAAAGCACCTACAGACTTAGCTACATCAAGAAGATTAGCCCATATATCAGCCACATCTTCACCCAAATCCTTGTATTCACTTGGAACCAGATTTATATCCCCTAAGAAGAATTTACCGATCTCCTTTTCAAGAATATTATTTATCTGATTTATGGAGAAATTATAAAATATTTGATATGGCTGAATCCTGTTCGCCATAGAAGTACCGATATATCCTGCAACGGGTAGGACAAAGTCATAGATGTTGCTATCACCTTTTATCTGATGATCGATAGGTTCTCCATCCAGATACAGGTTGTCCTGAGCGAGAGCACCTCCACTGATTTTAACTCCGTACCTTACCTGTGGAACGTAATCTACAAAATAGGTATTAATCTCCGGGTTCTCCATGCCCTTACTCATGGTCCTGGTAATTTTCTTAATACCATTTTCCTGTAAAAAGTCTTGAAGAAGCTCGTCGGTTACCATTTCGGTAGTTACTAATCCGGTTTCAGTTTGGTAGGTAATTACATACACCTGAGCCGGGGATACCCAATATGATTCAGTAACCTGATACAAATCACTACGAACATGCTCGTCGCTCAAACTCTGGGCGCGGTTATAATAATTACCATGCTCTAAATTTGGCATGAATCTGGTTCTGTGATATTCATTGCCATTACTGTCGTATCCGGTATATGTGCCGGCTGGAATACCGTAATAATCCTCATAAGCTTTTATAGAAGCATAATCATTATATCCTTTCCAAGGTATTACCTTATTCTGATATAACATCCCTACACTCGCCGATTTGGATAAACTTACATAGCTCCCATTATCACCATTGTTATAAGTACCATTGAAATTATCAGCACCTCCTATAAGCTTTTGCTTGTCTTTTGCCGTAAGAAGATGCCCCCACCTTACTATAATATCATTGGCAGTATAATAATGAACACGACCAATATAATCCCCATATTGAGGATACTTGCTATCTAATGTCTTAGAATAAAACGTATTCAACGGAGACCACCTCTCCGGCTTATAATAGTCGTATCCTACATGGTAATTTCTAAAGCAACGACCGGTAAGAAGATAGTCAATGAAATTCTCAGTATCTATCTCATCCATGTAAAAACGCCCCCTGTCCGCCTCAAGCGTATGAGAACCCCATATAACCTCGGCAGTCTTCCATTTTGTATTCATGAAGTTCTCTATCTCAGGAGGGGTCATAGATGCTTTCACCTCTTGTATCTGCTGAGCATAAGCCTGCTTTTCTTCTTCGCTGGCAAAATTATTATAATCCGGATCCAATCCTCTATTTAATAACTCTTGCCTAACCCTTCTGTCCAATTCCTCTCTAATATAATCATGAAGAAGATTTTCCTTCGTGGCAGAATACTGATTCACTTCAGATTCGTCCAATCCAACTACATTATACTTGTCAGAAAGGTTGCCCAACCATCCTACAAAAGCGTTTACGATCGTACCTATTATATCATAATGACGTAAGAATGATGGAATGTTTACGTTGTCCCTTATAGACTGAACATCCTTAAGATAAGGAATTACGTCTTTCAGCTCCATAAATGACAGCTTGCCTTCCATCATCCTATAAAAATCCTTGAACTTTTGGTTCTCATCAAGCTGCTTCAAACCAATCAATTCAAGAGAATCCATAGTGGCTTTAAACCACTCCTTGGTTTTTCTCTTGGTAGGTATCGCCTGCACCGGCAAACCTGAAAATACTCCTCTGGCCGGAAAAGCCTGATCTCTGTTAAAATACTCCATGAGCTATATGTTTTTTCACAAAGATAGGTAAATTGTTCTACCTATCTCATTTTGTAAGGGTTATGTCTTCTTACCGTAAATCCTTTGACCTGTTCTATCTTCTTGCGCTCTCTCTTCTTTTGATTCTCCTTCTGAGTCGTACTTTCAGGCATGTAACCCATATCATCATAATACTTAGCCAGAAGAAGAACGTGGCCGAAGGCTATGATACGGTCGGTGTTGGTCCCGGGGCCGAAGGCTATGATCTCATCAAGAAGTTCTATATCAGGGATACGGTAAATACCTTTCTGTGTTATTTCATTACCATCATCATCATACCCAACAACAACATCCTCCCAACAATATTGAATAACGGTATTGAAAAGCATACGCTGATTGGGAACCGTAGGAGCCAAACCGAGCTTATTGTTCTGACGGGCGCCAGCACGAATAATCTTACCGGCAAGACGTTCGCCATCTTCCAGTAACATAAGCTGCTTATTTCGTCTCGTAAGATAAAATTCATACATTCGGTCGGCATTCTCCATAAGACACTTAGCTCCATACGCCTCTTGAAGTATTTCACAATTCCTACAAAAATCATCGGAAGATGGAGGACGTGATGCGTATGATGCTACTATGCAATAAGCAAATGGATCGTTGATTTTTACATACCTTTTAAGTACATAAAACGAACCAACAGAATCAGTATCAGCCTTGTCTGATTTATAGGGGTCAAGCGATGAGACATAAGTGTAATCAAAAACACCTCCTTCTTCTGGTGGATCCTCATATATAACAACAGGAGAATCTATGTTACCACCTTGAAACGGATAATCAGCAAGCTGCTTATCGCTAAAATTATACCCCATTTTCATGCCGTCTATCTGATAAATATCCACTGTTTTACCAGGCCTACCTTCTTCAAGAAGACGGCTTTTGTGCTTCAACGCATCTTCTACAGGGAACCTATTTACGTTCGTATTAAGGAAACAATCATCTATAGACAAAGGGAATGCCATTCGTTCCTGGACGTATAAAGCCCTATCCTTTTTGACAAGTTCGTCAAGACGCGATTTTATTATTCCAGTATTTTTATCAAAGTCTGAAACTTTTATTTTTATCTTCTTAAGACCGGGAGCATTCTCTACTCCAAGATACTTATCAAGAGTCGTTTCTTTCTTTTCATACGCATGAGACATCTGGGCCGGAACAAAGCATCCGGATTTACATATACGCCATGTTGGTTTAATAACTCTCTTATTTAGAATATCATAATTCATTATAATGAATCCATATTCGTCCGGAGAGTTCATGATTTTCTGGGCATCTTGAGACTTTTCTACATTACCTCCAGTATTATGAGTTATAATACCATTTGCTATATAAGTGTGAGTATATGATGCAGTGAGATTATAAACAGGCTTAATTCCTATATACTCTATCTTATCTATCCTTTCTATTATCACTCCATCTAAATATTTTGACCTAAAAGAACCAAATGTGCTAAAATTAGAACTAAATTTACTTATAGAATCAAGTTTTTCTCCTCTATACCCTATATCTGTTCCAATTATATCACAATATTTAAGCATGGATAATTTATCCAATATATTACATACATATGAATCAAGAATAATAGATCTATCTGCTGGATTTTTAGATGGGCTATAAGAAATAGTACTATGTATTCCAAATTTAAAAAGAACATCCTTTACTTCTTCAAGAAGATGCCTATTACAAGAACATACACTTATACGATGAAGTTTTTTATCACTGTTGGAATAAAAAGTAGCATCAGCATCAAAATACCCCCTAATCATCATAATAACATCCTCTCTCCTATATGAATGTATATTTAAAGGAAGTGTTTTGTTTTTTTTAGTCTGACCATATATACCAAGTTCCCTTAACTCATGGCATATACCTTTTATTCTTATTTCCTTATAATCTTTTCCGTCCTTAGTCTTATACTGCCTCTCTATACAACAATCATATTTAGATCGTATATAATTATACACCTCATCATCACTGGTAGACACAATAGGAGTCTTATCAAAACCATAGCTCCCATCCCCTATTAGAATACCAACAAGGTATGGATCAAACATTTTTTTATCTCCCCATATATCCACACCATCAGATACACATATTTTACGACCAACTCTAAGAGAGTCAGCCCTTCTGAAGTCAGATCCAAAGTACCTAAATTTACCCTTCCTTTTCTTTACAACAGTCAATATGGGATGATCCCCACTACATTCAAGTACCCTTCCTCTTTTTGTCGTTATTCTATTTCTCGGCAGGAGGTTTCATCCATGTTATGTCTTGACTTACAGCTTTTGATGATATATTATCGAATCCTATTATTCCATCTTCTTGTTTTAAATCCTCTATCCTACACGGTTCTCCGTTTGATTTGTACACTATTGTACCAGCACAACAACATCCAGCCATCAAACAAACGCCCCTCATTCTACCATGCATCATATGAGCCGGCCTACCGGCAAGCCATGCTCCAAGCACCGGAAATTTACCTACCTCATCATATATAGACGTATATGGAGTTCCACCTGCGGTCTTCAATGAGCCTCGCGTCTTTCCATCATCAACGTTGGTGATTCTTATTCTGGCATGAACATCACGTTGATTATTGATGTTTCTTGTACCTAAAACAACTTCTTTAGTCCAGTCGTTACCGGTCCTGTTTATAGTAAGATAAGGAGGAAGATTATCAAGTCCAAACTCAAGATACTCTCCCATATTGGCAAGGTCTTCTTTACTTGCTCCAATAACATTATGCGTCAAATTGTACGTCATTGTAGCATTACGAGCCAGAAGAGAGCTCATTATGGCCGTATTGTGAGTAACGATGTAATTGGTGGTCAAAAATAAATGAGAATCATTATCAACGGTTATACAAGTGGCATGCTCCTTTCCGTATATTGATATGGATCTTATTTTTAATTCCTTACGATTCCTTGATAGTATAAGTTTGTTCCCCTCCAATTTAGCATACCAACCTGAAGCCCAAAACATACGTTGTACAAAATTTATGACATCCATGTCAATATGAGACAACGTAAGCTCTTCTTCTCCGGTTACTACGTTTCTGAAAGAACGAATGAAGTTTTCTATAAAATCTTTCTTTTGATCTATGGACGATCTTAAAAACTTCTTACAAACGTATTTATCAAAAAACATATCCCCACTATAGCCACCAAGATAAGCCGCCAGCATCGAGGCGTAGGCCGACGGCGGAACCGGCAGCTTTGCCGTAGGGTAGTTCAGGGCCTCACCTACTGGAATAGACATACTCTTATAATCTAATCCAGCTATGGATCTAAGACTCCTAACATGCCATTTTCCGCCATGATTGACACGCCATTGGTGATTTCCGCAACAAATAACGTTACGACCGTCTTCGAATACGACTCTGTAGGTGGTTACTTTTCCTTGAGGATAGACACCTACGACTTCTACTAAATTCCCTTTATCGTCATATATCTTATCCCCTACAACGATATTTCCTATCATCTTTTCCCGGTCCTCAAGATAAAGTATCTCAGAGTCAAGAAGGGCTTTTCCAAAACGACGGCACCCGAACATGAATATTCCTTTATTCTCTTCTTCCGCCTGCTTTAGAAATTCGGCAAACATCCATTCATTATCACGAAGCTGAGAATTTCCAGGAATACGATCATCTCCTACGTCAATCATCATCTTCCAGAAATTGATATGCCAATATAGCCAAGGATGGATAAATACACCATTTATGGTAACACCGTTAAGGAGTTTCATAGCCTCATTCTCCCAGAATTGCTTGACATCATCGTCTTGCTCTTCATAAGAATAAAGGTCATTCCATAACGGAATATCGTTACCCATATTTATATAAAGTTCTTTACTATCAAAATTCATAACAAAACTACTTATCAAACTTGTTCTTAGCTTCATTCTTAACAAAAGACTGAATACCTGATACTGTTTGTCCTCCTTTTAGGCTTTTCTTGTTTTTGGCAGCCTCAAGCTGATTATAGACATCCATTATCCCACACATCTTAATATAAGATTCAGTCCATTGCATTAAGCTATCAGACAAGCTTTTTTGAAACCTAAATTCTTTCTCCCTCTTATCGGAATCTTCTATTTTATCCCAAGGGTTTTCAGATAGATAACGTTCTGCCTTATCTATCTGATCCCTTAGCACAAGAAGTTTCCGATCTACGTAAGAGACATCATCATTAGTCGGCTTTCTTACCTTCATTATTCACTATTTTTAAAAAATACTCATACTGAGACTTAAGCATATTAAACCTGTCTTCAAGAGAAGATGGATCAACACGATACTTGCACATGTTTTTTATTCCTTCCTCAACAGATTCTTCCTTGAACATAACAGAATCAGTATTATTGTCAACGTACATAATAAAATCTGATTCTCCGTCGTTTACTATCCTGTCAAGAACCTTCTTGCTGTCATCATCTATGTTAAGATCATGACCGGCATTAATAGATAACCTGTAAACTGCCTTTATAGAAGAAGATACTTTCAGCATCTCTTGTTGATACAAGTTGGTCATAAACGACTTTTCCTCCAAATCAATAAAGTCTTCTAACTCTATGTTGTTTTCCTCATCCTTCTTCCTAATAATATCCTTAGTTATCTCTTCCATCTCCTCTCCCACCTTATCTTGCGCAGACAGTAGATGGTTGTAATAAGAAATAAGATGCTTTATATCTGAATCAAAATCAATCTTCTTCATTGTCAAGAACCTTTTTATCATGAATAATAACGTCCATCAACTCCATTGATAAATTATAATCAGCCACTTCAAAAAGCTCGCTGTCTGTCAACGTCCTTAAAAAAGAAACAGACAATCCTCTTTTCTTTGCAAAAGATCTAAGTACGGCATAGAGAATGTCCCCGGCAGAATAATCAGGGAGATCGTCACAAGATGCCTGCAACATAGAAAATAAGGACTTCCTTTTATCCTCGCATTGTAAATGCCTTGCTTTACCACATCCGCCCATAACTTAACTTTTTTGAATTATAGTACCTTCAAAATTAAACGGAATTTTTTCCTCTTTTTTAGACCCATCTTTTTGATAGTGAACAGTCATGTGCTTTACGAATCTTCCTATTCCAAATCCTGCTGTATGTATCTCTATATTGAACTTAAAGTGACGGGAGTCTATGATATTCAAATTAGATGACGTACAACCACAAGATGTCTCTGATGCTGTTATCTTCATATCATGCTTCGACTCAAGAACAAATGAAAACCTTATACTGTTCCCTTTTTCTACCGGTTCGAAAATGATTTCAAATGATTTACCGTCTTTAGAGAGGTCGATATTGTATTGCTTGTCATCTGTAGAAATAACATTAAATTCATCAGAATCCATTGTAATAAGTTCTAACCTGTTCCATCTTGACTTCTCATCATAAAAATCAATAGAATACTGACGATCCATCCACGAAGGACGGGGAAGCCCCTCCCCAAGCGCACACTCCTCTGTCTTGCTCCAGGCCTTCTGCTTGATGAAGCACGTACATACCGAACAACGATTTTTACCTATTTTCTTGCTTACGTATAAAGAAAGAGGAAGCATAGAGTTAGGGACGTTCTTGGTATTGAATTTACATCCCTCACACTTTTCAAGACGTTCCTTGTACCAATCGGGATAATCTTCTTTTTTTCTTGGAAGTTTTTTTAATATCGTATCCATAAAAGCATCGTATATAACTTCCGCTTGCAAAATTTTTTTCATAACTTATCTGTTAAATTCCTGTTCTTGAATATTTTGTATTTCACTAAAACTATGACCCTTACGAGATTTAAAGATAGATAATTTGTTGTGTTTTATCAACATATCCCCACCTTTTATCTCACCTGAGTCATAAGCATCCTTTATCATCCTTATCTTAATATCAAGGCACTGAAGTTCTTTTTCCTGATACTTAGATAATTTTTCCACCTTAGATTTAAGACGCTCAAGATTGTGTTTGCGCCTCTCCATCTCATGAAGGTTACAAACCATATCACCCACATACGGAAACGATACAGACACGTTATCTGTGTACGTACATAAGTTATTGGCATAAGAAATACTGGCTCTGAAAACGTCACGTATCTGGTTTCGGTCGTAAACGCCCCCGGTCTTATCCATCACATCATCTATAATATGTGACTCAAATGATATAGGGAAATCATTCTTCGGCATCGGCTTCAAAAGTTTTCTTTCTGTAAAATAAAGAAACCAACGCACATTGATCTCTTGAACCCTCCAATACAAAAAGACGGCGCATGTTCTCTATATCCTGGCACAAACACCTTGTTCTGTAATTCCCTTCACGGTCAATCAAAATACCACGCTTCTTCATCTCCGTATCCAAAACCGATACATATTGAAGATCGGTACTGAAACAATGAGAAAACTTCTTCTTCGTTTCATACGAATATCCAAACACAAAATAATAGGCAAGAAGATTTAAATGCCTCGCATCTATGACATTCTTCTCATTACCAGAGGCCATTAGGTATCCGTTATAAAACAGAAGTATCTTCTTAGCCATATCTACCGTATTGGAATAAGGTACTAAAAGCCTATAAGCCCTATTACTAACATCTTTATTATCACTTTCTTTCATGAGATTATCGTTTTGATACAAAGATAAGGATTAAGGATTTATAAATTTAAAATTAACGTATTTTATGACAATGGATTCGGGATTTGTCCCGATATTTGTACTGCTATATTTTGAAAATAAGGTCTTATTGTTTGATTCTTGAATTTTATTTATATATTTGTAGCACGTTACAGATATAAATATGAGTTCAAATCAAAAATAAGAATATAAAATATTAATTGTCTTATTGTTGATTTGAGACTCTTCTTTATCTGTAACGGGATTTTGGAGATTATCTGCAAAAAGACACAAATCGGATGGATATCCCCAAAAATCCATCCGATTTTTTTTGTTACAGATTATGAAGCTACAATTAGGTAGAAATATTAACATAAGTCTTAGGCTTTTAGAACGGTGGTCAGATGATTTGCTGTTCATGGAATTGTATGCTTTATACTGTATGATAAAAATCTCCCGCCGGGATTCGAGAATAAGATTCAAAAACCAGAAAGATCTTCTTCATAAACTTGGAATCGGGTATTCGAAGTTCAAGAACATGACAGGACATCCGATGTTTAACGAACTGTTCCGTGTGACGGATAGTACGTTCGTTGCAAGAAGGTATCGTGTTAATGGCGTACAACTTACTCTCGGATGTGGTAAAGTGAATCTTCCAAAGAATAGGATTTTAATTAAGATAAAGAAAAATGAAATAACAAACCATGAAAAAGTCCTTGACAGGATAAGAGAGGCGATGTTTGTTAATTTAGTCAGAAACAATGAGTCTGTACTGAACAGTGGAGAGACAAACTCTCAGGCGGATGTCGTAGACGGAAGCCACTCGTATTATGGATTAATTGATTCGACGATAAGTAATAAAACAATTGCCTTGTATTTGAATGTAGGACTAACAAAAGCGAAAGAGATTGTCGGTATGGCGATAAAAGACAAGCTCGTAAAAAGGTTCGAAAACATACAATTTATAACATACGTAGATAATCCTCGTGCTTACATTGAAGCAAACGAACATAACTACCCAATAGGTAAGCTGATTCCGGTATATAGGCATGGAGCCGTTTTCTGGCAAATAGCAAATACCTGGACCTTGTATAAAAAAGGAGCAACAAACAGATGGTATTTTGGAGAGAAGGATATAGAGAAAGGAGAAAAAGAAAAAGTGAATAAGAAAGACGATTTCAATTTCTTCTTAAAAGACAACACTCATATCCTACGTTTCCTAAACGCAGATGAAGTTGTTTCCGAAGATGGCGAAATCCTTGGCATAGATCGTAAAAAGACAAAAGAAGAAGAAGCAAGGTCATTAGCTTCTGCTATGGCTAAAGAAGCGCATAAAGACTTCTGGGACGGATATGAGCGAAGTACACAAAACCAAATTATAAGAAAGTACTATCGCGCTATCATAGCAGAAGATAAGAAGCGAAGAATGGACATGTTCTTAAACTGTCTTAAACAATCATACGACAAGGTTAGTGGGTGGAGTAAGGAGAAGGTAGCCACGGTAAAGGCAGGCCTGGCTGATGCGGAAGCCTGCTGTGCTGAGGTGGGGACGTCCGTTGCCGGGGTCTGCGGTATGGTAAGTAGGAGAATGAAATCCTATAACAATATTGCTCCTGACAAAAAGGCAGGTTTTAATGAGGTACGGGATATGTATGCTGAGTTCGCCGGCGAGATGGCTAAAGCGGTGGGATCGGTAAGCGAAGACATCTATACGTATGTTAAGGCAGAACAGTTTAAGGAAAAGATAGAGAATATGGATATATCTATCCAATCATTACCTAACATTAATACAACAGTAGACAATGATAAAGAATTAGATGGTGAATCTGTATTCAAGGATATACCATTTGAAGAACTATCATTCTATAATGATACCTATCTTTATCCTTCATCTCAGTATTCATCATTGTAATGTTTGGTACTTGAGAGAGGGTCTGTTCTTAGTAGTCGCCGACAGAGCCGAAAAACGATAATCTCGTAGGATATTGACGGAAACACCCGTTAGCCACCAATATGCCATAACCGTATCTATACGAAATCATATTACTGTCTGATCTAAAACTACTTATCCAACTTATTATTTCTTTTTAATCCTAATTAATTCATTTTATATTTTAGGTTTTATTTTATTTTCATACTTTTGTTTTGTAGAACAAAATCAGAAAAAAGATGGCTATAAGTTACGACAAAAAAATCATGGAGTGCGTTCTTCGTTCAGTTATGTCCGAAGGTAATGTCGCACAAGGAAAGGCTATTAAGTCTATTTGTAAGTCACCAAAACCGCTGTTTATAACCGGTAAAGGAGGAAGTGGAAAAACAACGTTCCTTAAGCGTATTATACCGGCATTAAAAAATGCGGTTGTTGTAGCTCCTACAGGTGTTGCTGCTGTTAATGCAGGTGGTCAAACCATTCATTCATTTTTTAGAATAGGAATGCAGCCGTATATACCTGAAATACGAAAAGGCGCGTTTATGGATAACTGCGAATATAAATTCAACGGAGGTTCGGAAAAGATTTTACAGAATATAAAGTATCTTATCATAGACGAGATTTCTATGGTTCGCCCTGATCTTCTTGACAACGTAGCTGATATACTTCGTCATGCAAGAGGAGACAAGGACCCGTTTGGCGGCGTGAAACTTATTATGGTAGGTGATTTATTTCAACTTCCGCCAGTAATTAAGGAGGATTTTTTTAGAGAAATATACGATACATCTTACTTCTTTAGCTCCAAGTCTCTAATGGCTTCTGGTATGGAAATGGTTTCTTTTGAAAAAATATACCGTCAGAAAGATGAGAAGTTTATTAGTGTCCTTAATAAGGTGCGTGAAGGGCAGATGGATGATGATGTATTTGATACAATAAACAGCAGATGTATTCAGTCTGATAATAATCAAGGATATGTTGAGATTGTAACTACCAACTCAAAAGCTACGGCTATTAACGAAATGAGAATATCATCGTTACCAGGCTCTTTAAGAAAATTAGAAGCTGTTATAAACGGTGATTATCCTAAAGATGCTCCGGTTGAAAAAACTCTTTTCTTGAAAGAAGGATCAAGAGTTATGATAACAAGAAACGGAGGAGAGTACTTCAATGGCTCTCTTGGTACTGTATTATCTATAAAAAAGGGGGAGATTGAAGTAGTCCTTGATAAACCGAAAGATGATGAGCATACTAAGGTTGTTATAACACCATGTTCGTTTGAGAAAGTAAAATACGTAAGAAACGGATATAAGATAGAATCTGAAGTAGTAGGAGCTATTATTCAGTATCCTATAAAAATAGGTTATTCTATCACGATTCATAAAGCCCAAGGCCTGACATTGGATGCGGCTATGATGGACGTATCTAATTCTTTTGAAACAGGACAGCTATATACGGCTCTTTCAAGAGTAAAGTCTCTTGATGGATTATATCTTCGTCAACCTATTCCTAAGACGGTAAAAACCAGCGATCAGGTGGTGATAAACTTCTATAAAAGGACTCTTGGTAATGGAGGTATTGTGAAACCGGTTCCAATGGAAGAGCTTGAAAAGTCAATGATTAATTTGTCAACCGGATCTGAAATAGATTTTGCAGAGTTTAATTTATAAAAAATATAGTTATGAAATTTGGAGAAGCTTTAGAAGAAGTAAAAAAAGGTGCGTTGATTGCACGTGCCGGATGGAATGGTAAAGGTATGTTCGTATTCCAGCGCCCGGAAGATTGGTTGTCCACTGATATGATAGTTAATAAAGTAAAGTCATTGCCGGATTCGTTAAAAAAATACGTAAACGATTATTATGACGTAACTGAAACCAACATGATTAAATTTTGCGCTTATCTGTGCATGAAAGATGCTAACGATAATATCGTAAACGGATGGTTAGCTTCGCAATCAGATATGTTGGCTGATGATTGGATGGTTGTTGGTTAAGATAACTTAGTTTATCACCGCTTTATTTTTTTATAAATCAATTAATTATTCACTTTTAAAAATTACAGTTATGAAAACAAAAGAAGAAAAACAAAAGAAGTTTGTGACAGAATTTGATATAAATGGAGAAAAGTATGGTGGATATATTTATGCTACAACTTTTTCCGAAGCTGAAGATTTTGTTAGACAAAGAAAAGCAACAGAGAAAGTTGTAGGTGGTCCGTGTTTAGAACAAGAAGAAATTAATCGTCTTTATAACCATTCCTCTTAGAATTTTCAATAATCCTTGTTTGTTGGCATAACCTTGAGATGGTGATACTATAGTATATAAGTACCTAATAAGAATATGGCAAGAGTAGATAAAATATTTCAAGACAATTTGGCTCTTATAATGAGCCAGCCGTGGGAAGAGGTAAAGCGACCGGTCTACGGTGACGGGACAGGCGTCAAGGTGAAGCGTATCCTGCAAGTATGCAACCAGTACGATCTTCGTCGGGAATTTCCTCTTGGTTCGCTGAGACCTACTAATTTATGGAAGGCTATAGATGAGGTGATCTGGATATGGAGAAAGAGAAGTACTGATTTAAAAGATCTTCATTCTCATATCTGGGATCAGTGGGCTGATGATAATGGAAAGATAGAAGGATGTTATGGAGATATGGTGAACAGACATGTTTATATGGGTACCGGTAAAGCTCCAGAGGGTATGATAGACATCCATGATGGTCTTTACGGTTTTCTTAACCAAACAGACTTCATTCTTTGGTCACTCAAGAATGATCGTTCATCAAGAAGAATAGTAGCATCCATGTTCGATCCTGAAACCAATGGACTAAAACCTCTTCAAGAATGTGCGTTTCAGATTAATTTATCTGTTAAAGGAGATGAGCTGTATATGACGCTTTATCAGCGCAGCCAGGATGCTATTGTTGCCGGTCTATGGAACGTAGCACAGTACGCGGCGTTGATGATGATGTTTGCTCACGACGCAGGCCTGAAGCCGGCTATTTTTACGCACTTCATTCAAGATATGCACGTATATGACCGGCACGAAGAGCAGGCAAACGAACTCCTTTGTCGATCCCTCTTCGGCCCGGTTCCGCAGGTTACTATCTCGTCTCGTATGGAAGGGAAAGGATTTTATGATTTTGTAGCTGATGATTTTGAGGTATGGAATTATGAACCGAAGGAGCAAATCAAATTCGAAGTAGCAAAATGAAAATAAGCATAGACAGAAGAGCCAAAATGATTCCTATTATGGAAATCAGTTCCGGCGATGAAGTTAATATCGGAGGTTTTGATTATGTTGTTGAAAATATACTTCCATGTAGGAAAGGATCTTATTCAGATGCGTATGGAATTAGGTTGGTCATGTCTTCTTACAAGCATGGCCAACTTGTAAGGAAAGTAGATAGTGTTTTTTCTATCGATTCTATTTTAGTATTTCTCCCTAAAGGAGATTCTGTTGTAGTAGAGTGCTCTTATAGAGAACTGGAAGAATGTTTCCCTAAAATATAATTACAATGACAGGCGAAGAAAAATGCAACCGATGTGAGCAGTTTGGACCGAACGGTCTCACTGACTATCCATGTAAAAGGATTCCATCAAGGAACTGTCCTTGGTTTATAAAAATATCGGATAAGAAATACAAAAAGATTCTTGCCGATAGGGTGAAAAGAATTAAGGAGAATGAGAAACTTAAGCAGGAGATGATGAAAGATCAGGATCTTGTTGAAGAAGTAAAACAAAACACAAAAAGACTAATGCAATGAAAAAGAAAAATATAAAACCAGAAGAAGTGGAAGTCGTTATTCCTAAAGAAGTAGAAGCTATTAATATATGTGGAGATATCGATAGTTTTATAAAACACATTATATATGTCAGCTTGGATAAGGTAAGTAGTGATAGGGCGTTTGTCAATAACGATATTCTGTATATGGTTACATACGCATCTATAAAAGGTAAAAATATACCCGTTGGTGTATTAGTAAAACAAAAGGAAGCTAAATCAGAAGATATCGCTATGCCGTTTGAGGATATTGGAAGGGACGTAAATGTCGTGTATCCCATTGAAATAGGAAAGATGTTTAAAGGTTTTTACATTCTTAGTAACGGCTCTGTAGCTATTGATTACGAACTTACGGACAATGGAGGTTTTGACGATGATGACAGCATTGGCAAAATTGACATGAATTTAAATTAGTGTAGGCATGGTATTATATATAGCAGCAGATCCGGGAAAAGATGGAGCTATAGCTTGCATAGATCAAGACAGCAAACTAATATCGAGAATCTCAACTCCAAGAATAGCAAATTCAGGACCGGTAGACTTGACTAAAGAATATATTTTTTGCCGGGATACGATCGTAGAAAACAATCCTGATAGGGTAGTGTTTGTCATAGAGGACGTCCACGCCCTGTACGGGGTCAGCACGTCCTCTACAGCTTCTCTCATGGAGAACAAAGGCCAACTGCATGGGCTGTTCCTATCCCTCTGTATGGCATTTCCGGACATAAGTTGCTCCGTTAATTTCATAGCCCCTAAAACATGGCAGAAATTAGTTTGGACGCATTCTGATAAGGTTATGGAAGCCAGTAAGGTAAATACTAAGAAAACGTCATTAGCTTGCGCTAAAAGGCTTTGGCCAAACGATACGTTTGTTAAAAATGAAAGATGTAAGACCGCTCATGACGGTATAGTTGACGCAATGCTGATAGCAGAAGCAGCAAGAAGAAGTATTTAATCTATTTTAAATCATTTTAAATCCAATTAATTCAAAATTAGATTTTAAAATAATACATTTGCAGTGTTAGATAGTCATAATCGTAAGTTTTTAAAAAAAATGAAAGTAAGAGTTCCTGGCATACTAATGAATGAGAAACTTTCAAGCATTTCAAAGATGTTTGATAAGGTCTTAAAGGATTGTGTCACATCGAATATAAAAATTACTTTATATTTTGATCATATCCGGATACAAGCCATGAACGAACGTATAACATATACGGATGATATTTTCGATGTGAATACTGATATTTCTTGTGACCAGAAGTTTTCTCTTTTAGTAGATGCCGGGACTCTTATTTCATTTTTTAAAAATCATAACCAGGATATAGAGATAGAGATTAAAAACGATTACAGTATCGTTTTTAAATACGATAGAGGATCTTTTTCTTCTACTTGGATTGAGGATAAGGCTTTCCCCGATTTCTTTTATCCTGTAGGTGACGGTATTCGTGTTATGAGTTCGTCTTTCATTCAGTCTATGAAAAGATCTTTTGCGTTTGTTGGATCGGATGAATTTAGACCAGCTATATGCTCGATTCTTCTTAATGTGAAGAAGGACTATATTGACATTGTTTCTACTGATATGTTCCGTCTGTTTATAAACAGGAAAGAGTATGCTAATTCAGTAGAAGAAAGGTCGATTATGCTAAGTGAGGTTGCAGCTTCCATCTTATACCGCTTTCTATCTGATAAAGATACGGAGATCAGTATTTCCACAGATGGCGTTAGGACGTTCTTATGCTTTGATAATGTGATTATATCGGATATGAACGTAGAACAACAGTATCCTAACTACGAATACGTATGTAGCAAATTCGAAAAATCGTCGAGAGTTAAGTTTGACCGGGATTTACTTATATCGGTTCTTAATTCCATGACTTTGGTGGATGATGTTGTTAATGTCAAGGTAGATGAAGAAAACGGCATAACGGTAATGTCTGAGGATTTTGGAAATAGAAAAAAGATAATGGAATCAATGCCTTTGAATGCGCTCGAAGGTCCGTGTTTTAATTTTTCTATCGGTAAGGAAAATATACTGTCTTCCGTAAAATCACTTATAAAAGGAGATACTGTCATGGATTGGTCTGATCAGTATAAGATGATAAAGATGTTCAATCCTAAATACGAATCAACATACGTCTTAAATCAAACATTGTATAATCTATAAACAATTAATAATATGGCTTTTAGAGAAAACAGAAGTTTTGGTACAACTTATTATTTGTATATTAATTCAGATGGTAACTTGTATGAAAAAAGTAACGAACCAAAAGAAGGTTTTGTTCAGCACATAAATCCTAATAGCGGTCAGCCGGCGGGATATTGGAAAGAGTATTATAATGGAGTAGTTGGATACATTAACTACATCGGGTTAAAGTCAAGCTCTTTCTCTAATGGAAATACTGTTACTAATTTCCTTATCGTATTAAAAGATTACGAGCTTAATGAAAACTATTGTATTTCCATACCTCTCGTCAATCAAAAAGGAAATATCAAGGGCTTTGTTAAGAGCTTCGTAAAATACTACGAAAACATCGATTTCAGTCGTGAAATTTATTTCAATGTCTTTAAGAAGAAGAAAGATGACGAGTTTGGATCTTCGGAACTTATTATCGCATATGCCGGAGTAGACGGAGAAGAAGATCAGCTTGTTGAACGTTTTTATAAAAAAGGCGTAAATGGTTGGCCTGACCCTGTTGAAGTTACAGGATTTGATGGCAAGAAAAGCCTCGATTATTCAGCTCAAAACAACTTTACTTATCAGAAGATTACTGAATATTCAAACAGGTTCAATGCTTCTATTAAAGACATCAGAGCCGGTATAATGGCTAAATTAGGTTTAGGAGGAAATACTCAGCAAGAGCCGGTAGCTCCTCAGACTTATACCCAGCAGCCGGCTGCTCCTCAACAGGTTCAACAACCTCAGTCTGTTCCGAGTGCTATTCCGTATCAGAATTACCAACAGCCTGCTCAACAGCCAGCACAGTATCAGGCACCTGCTTATACGCCACAGCCGACAGCTCAGCCTGCTGCACCTGCCCCAGCCCAGGCACCTACCACAAGGAGCACCAAGCCTCAGCATCAGACGCAGCCACAGCCGCAAGCACAGATGCCGAACTTCCCTCCTATGGAAGAAGATGACCTTCCATTTTAATATAAACATCAGCCCAGGAGAATAACATCTCTTGGGCTTTTAAAGATAGTGTAGAATGATGGTAGAAATAGTTACAAGATTTCCCCTTATTAAACTTCGTAGGAAAGTGACAGAAGAAAGGATTATGGCGAAGCATGGGGATAAATTATGTATGATCTACTCAGAAACCAGAGAAAAATATAAGCAAGGAGATGAGTGGGTCGATGATCCTAATGATGCAGACATAAGTACTTTTCGTGAGTGCTATGAATCAACTAAGGACATAAAAAAAGAAGGTATTGTTTATTGTACTATAAAAATATGATCATGGACAAGTTAGAAGATATTGAAAGACTTCTTTCTGAAAAAGAAGATAATAAGAAGGATACTGTTTCTGAAAAGAACAACAAACATAAAAAAGAAGATAAGGTTGTTAATAAAATACCTGAATCGTATTTGACTCCAGGGTATCAGAAGACTGTTCAGGTAGGTATTAAGAAACTGTATCCTGATGTCGTTGCACCTGAATACAAACATGATGGTGATGCATGTTGTGATATTCGAGCATATAGAGTGGTGAAGATGATGAATGATATGGGAGTGGAAATAGATGTTCCTTCCGATTTTGAATCAATCACATTATATCAAGGTTATTCTGTTAGAATAGGAACAGGATTCAAGTTGAATATACCAGAAGGATGGTGTGTGAATGTGGAAGGAAGATCAGGATTCTCTTTTGACGAGGGAGTGGTAGTTACTAACGCACCCGGTAAATGCGAATTTACCTACAAAGGAGAGTATATGGTTAATCTTACTAAAATCAATAAAAAACCGACCGTAATCCATAAAAACGATCGAATAGCTCAGATGGAAATAGTTCCACAATACAAAATGGTATTGGAAGAGGTGACAGATATTGAGGTAGAAGACGGAAATGAACGTGGAGAAAAAGGTCTTGGTAGTTCTGGAGTTAAGTAATGTTTAAATATTTTGAAAATGAGCATGTTAGGTTTTACATTCATCACAGACAGCAAGCTGTCAATGTACAGGGAGAAAGCTATTAAATCCGAAAATCTTGCAAAAGAAATTGAGGAAATGCAGGATAAGGCTGATTTTTACAAGGAAAGGCTTTCAGAACTTAAGTCAGATATAGCTTCAAAGGATAAAGAGATTTTATCTATTGGCAAAGATCTTTCTGAGTCTAAGGAAAAGATTGACGCCTTGAAGGAAAATCAGAAAAAGCTGATAAAAAGCGTCAAGAAGAAAACGGAAGAACTTGATGCTGTCAATGTCGATCTTGACAAAGCTAAGTCTGATCTTGATGAGGCTAATTACAAAATCAGTAACTTGGAAGAAAAGAAAAACAGTATATCATATGAATTAAAAAAGAAATCAAATGCGTTGATTGAAGCCAGGATCAGAATCGGAGATTTGGAAAACGAGGTTTCGGTTGGGTCCAAAACAATACAAGAGTTAGAATCGAGGCTGAAATTAATGCAAGTAGAATTAAGAGGCTACCAGATAGGTATAATCGGTAAAGACAAAAACGATGCCGCTGAGCCGGAATTGGATAAAGATGAGGAGGCAGATAAGGATGTGGCAGAACCAGAGAAGTCCGATGTTGTTCCTGAGACGGATGTGATTCAGGAAGAAGCCGGTGATATTGTGGAGCCCGAAAACGAAGCTGAACGAGTAAAAGACGCCAAAAAGAAGAAGAAAAAAAAGAAGTAGGTATTTTAATCCTTTTTATATTTTAATGTTTGCCATATTATGGGTTAGTACTTAACTTTGCGTTGAGAGAGTTTTTAGGATAAATTATTTGGTTGAAAATTTTAGCTGATATATGCAGGCGTCTGTGAAGGCTCCTGCATATTTTTAAGGTCCTGTAGCTTAGTGGTGAAAGCAAGATGCTCATAACATCGAGATCGTGGGTTCAAATCCCTCCGGGACCACTGTCCAATGGTGTAGTGGTAACACAACAGATTTTGGTTCTGTTATCGGAGGTTCGAATCCTCCTTGGATAACGGTACATATTTTGTGTAAAGTGTTAATTATCTCGGTGTTTGCGGTGTGTGAACATAGCAAACATTAAATAGCCTGGTAGTTAAACGGATATAACAAAAGTTTCCTAAACTTTAGTTCCGGGTTCGACTCCCGGTTGGGCTACATGGCTTGTTGGATGAGTGGTTTAGTCAGGGATCTGCAAAATCTCGTAGGGCGGTTCGATTCCGCCACAAGCCTCTAAAAAAGTAAGACAATGAACTACCCAGAGCAACAAATGCTTAAGATCCTTAATAGGGATCTGTTAAGTAATCCGATGTATGTTATTAACAATCTTCATATATACGATTGGGAATCTGACTTCCTGGCCATAACAAGATCATTGTACGCTTATGAAGTAGAGGTCAAGATGTCTAAACAAGATTTCTTTAACGACTTCAAAAAGGATAAAAAACATAAGGTTCTTAAAGACGGCATTATTAAGGTAGGTGGTGTCATAAGCTATCCTCCAAACTATTTCTACTACGCCTGTCCGCCTAATATGATTGACGTAAGCGAGGTTCCGTCTTATGCTGGGCTGATCTATGTAGATGTTAGTAAAAATAGGATGAGCGCAGTTAAGACCGCACCTTTGATTCATAGACAGAAGTTTGATGTAGTGGGTAGGAGACTGGTAGATAAGTTCTATTACAATATGCTTACTTGGAAGAAAAGAGCTATTTCAAACGTGTATGCTGACCCAGCCAAGGAAAGAGAGAAAGGCGTGCGTGCCGGAGCTGAGGCTGTGAGGAAGTCGGCCTGGGATGCGTTCAGGGCGCAGTGCCCGCACATTGCTTTCCCCTATGGAAAAGAATTTCCGATGTGTGACGATCACGAACAAGATCATCCCATGAGAGACTGCATACTTCAGTGTGAAAAAGGTAGAATATTTAAAAGCAGATTGAAATGAGCACCCCACGTGAATTAAGCAGAATAGCTAATAGGATAGCCGGTAAGATGACTGATGATGGATGGGTTAGCCCCGGTAGAAAGAATCTTGTTTCCGACAAGAAGGTTATGGAATTAATAGATTCTATTTTTAATGAAATATGGAGGGAATTAGATGAAGGGAAAAGAGTCCATATCAGAAGGCAGATGATTTTTAAAAAGATTTTTGTCAGTAGGCAAAAAGACAAATACTATATACAATGCATAGAAAAAAGGGACGCCAAATAGATGCCCCTTTTCTTTTTCTGTAAGTAATTGTTATTTCATTACTTTCCTTACCAACCTAGAAACAGCTTGCGTGATAGTCCACTTGATGTTAGAATTAACGTTGATAGTCTGAGGAGTACCGTTTGCATCCAAGTTGATTACATTCTTGTCTATTTCCAAGAACGGATCACCTGCTGTCTGGGTAATAACCGTATTGGCCGTCTGACCACCTTCGGCCGTTACCTTAAGAGTATTTACCAGATCGTTTACATCAGTATTTTCCGCAATACCGGAAAATACGATACTGAAAGCGAAAGATCCTGTTGCACCAGGGTCGTCGGCGATAGTAGCGCCGTTGTTGGTAGTCTTGCCTGCCGCCTGATAATTGGCTGGCAATTCCAACGTCAGAGGATGATCTCCGTCCGGAGTTAAGGAGAACGTTAACTTAGTTGAGTTACTTGTACCGTTGATTGTTACAGTACCACCTTCTTTCCCTACGGATGCAGTAGAATCTATTTTTACAAACTCAGCTACCGGAGATTGGTTGATGGTAGCACTTTTCTTAACACCACCTGATTCGGCACCAAATTCTACTTGTTGCGTGCGCTGTACACGACCTTCGTATTTTTCACCTGATACGGTAACCGCCTGATCACCATCACCTGATCCCGGATTGAAGGTTACAAAACCTATTTTCATTTCTGCCATGACATAAATAATTTTGTAGTTAATTAATATCTTGACAAATATAGGTTTATTGTACGAAAATCATATTATTCATGTTTATAAATTAAAAGTTATCTTTATCCCAAAATAAGACAATCATGAGAAGAAGATTTTTTAACAAAATAGGGGGGGGTAATCTCCCTACTGATAATTTCATTATTTTTGATAAATCAGTATCAGATCCGGCTAATATAACAATAAGCGAAGACTTCGATTTTTTATATAGGTTGATTACCAGTGGCTTCTATAGAGTTCTTTGCAAGAGCGCTATGGGAGGAGGAGAGGTTTTTGTATGTAGATTAGATGATAACGACAGTAACTTGTATCTTGATGGTAGTCCGGCTGTCCTTACCGGACAAGAAGGTGATGTGATGGTCGTTTTCTTAGAATTTTGGTATAAGTGGTATAAGGTGGATGATAATAGATTTCTTTATCATTTTGCTGATCATGATATTGACGGCACTTACATCCATGTCCCGCAATCTCTTGTTGGAGCATATAAAGGATATGTATCTTTGAATAGATTATATAGCTGGAGCGATGTTCAGCCTTCAACAATCATATCATTAAATGATTTCAGGAATTATGCAAAAGCGCGTGGTACCGGGTTTCAGATAATAGATTTCCAACAACATTGCGTGATTGCTATGATGTTGTATGCTAAGTACAAAACACGCAACATACAAGCTGTATTGGGAACCGGTGGAGCAATCTCTGATCCGGCTACAACAACGGGAAGCAGCAACGCGACCGGTGGTGCGGATACCAAAAACGAAAGTTCAAAGTATGTTTGCGGCTTAGGTTTGGAAGGTGTTTTCGGCGGTATCTTCGAATGGGTGGACGGTGTAGAAATTAACAACCGCGTTTGGAAAATCACCGACCCGGACGGTTCGACTCGCAATGTGAATGCTGGAGCTTCCGACGGCTGGATAACGAACATTGCAGCTGAGGATGGTCCATTCTTCGATATGGTGCCGACAAAAGTAGGCGGTAGCGATTCCATGCATTATTCAGATCACTATGATCAATCATCGGACGTCAACCTTGTTTTGGCGCGCTCCGCTTACGACTCGTATTCGTATGGAGGTGTGGCGTTTGCGGATGCGTTTTACGATGCCTCAAGCATGTATTCATACTACGGTTCACGTCTTGCTTTTCGTGGAACCATATCCGAAGTGGCTCCAGAGCAGTTCAAAAAATTACCTGTATTATAATATCATATTTTAATTGTTTTTAAATTGTATTGTTAATATTATTACGTATATTTGCGATACAATTTAAAAACATTATATCATGAAGATAAACTTTTTAAGCAGTAAGGTCTATGTAGGTTCTAAGACAAAAGAAGCTAAAATCAGAAAGCTTTCTATTAGCAAAGATCGGATTATGACCATATCGGTGGACAATCTGAAATGGATGGGTATCGAAGATGCGGTTATTATTGGTATGGAAGAAGGAGCTGAGTTTAAAGGGGTGTTGGATTCTAATTTGTATATAGCTCCTTCTAAGGTAGAAGACGAGAGATCGTTTTTATTAAATAAACAAGGTGAGAAATATAGACGTATTTATCTCCGTGATGTACTGTCTTCGTTAGGTTGGGATATCGGTGATAATCAGTATGCGGTTTATGATATTGTGAAGGTTAAGGACGAAGATGGTGTGTTCTGCCTGGTTCCGAGAGAGATTAAGAAAAGCAAGTTTGAAAAAGGAGAATGATATGGTACAAGATATTGATATAAAATCCAAACGAATATTATTGTTTGATTTTGATGGAACGCTTATAGAAACCGCTTCTGGGAATACGTTCGCTACAGACTTGACAGATATGAGGATTAAGATGGATGTGGTGAATAAGGCTCTTGACCTCATGCAGGAGAACGGTGTTAAGGTATTTGCTATCGTAAGCAATCAAGGAGGAGTAGAAGCTGGGTTTGTTTCTGGAGCTGACATTGAAGCTAAGATAGAATACGTACTGAGGTCCGTACATGATCTGGCGGTAAAGAGAGGAATAAGAGGTGTCTTGTATGAAAAAAGGTTATGTTATTCAAATGACGAACAAAATCCGATGAGGAAGCCTAACACGGGCATGATTGATGATATTCTTATGAAGTGTAAAGACACGGTAATGCGCGGTATGAACTTCAGTCAACTTAAGGGATGTTCGTTGATGGTCGGGGACGCCAGTGGTCTGCCAGGTCAGTTCTCTGATTCGGATAAGGTATGTGCCTATAATTCCGGTATTGACTATATGGATATTACTACATTTTTGGATAAAGAACTTGATTTAGAGTATGTATTGTCCAAAGAACATACAAGTGAAGGAATAGTTATTCTAAACAACGATCATATATATATCCTTGAAAATCCTTATGGGGTTGATCTTAATATAAAAATTACTTTAAAGGATTTTTATAAGATTGAAACCGATGATGGAAAAACTGCAACCGTAGATGATGTGCTGAATATAAGGATTGATAAAGATCAGAATTTCAATTCATATAGTGATATTATAAAAATAGAGACATTAGAAGACGGTAGTATCAAATATACGAGTTTGTATCATGAAAGTAAAGAAAGCAGCGATAGTTTATCATAAATCGGATTTAGATGGCGTTGTATCGGCAGCCATCGCAACCATGTACGAAAACAGTAAAAACAAGGATGTTGTTTATATCCCGTATTCGTATGAAGATGATGTTAAGAAAGTTGTTGACCAAGTACGTGACTTAGATGTTGTTTATGTTCTTGACGTGTCTTTTGGAGCCGATTCTAAAACTGTTTTCAAAAAGTGGCTTGATGAAGGGAAGAGCCTGATGTGGATAGATCACCACAAGGGAATTATTGAGGACAGTAAGACATGGGGGTTCGTAGTTCCAGGGTTGAGGAGGGTCGGTGTCGGTGCGTGCGCACTGGCTTCGGACCTGCTGATGGGGAAGGTGCCGGCGATCGTCCGATGCCTGTCAGACTACGATGTGTGGAATAAAGAATCCGGCTTAGGCTGGGATACGGTAGTAGCTGTCCAGTATGCCTTGAGATCAAAAATAAGACTCAATGTATTGATTGCATTGTCGTATTTATATGATCACTTTAAAGAAAATATGAAAGACAATGAAATTGATCTTATTTTTTATGATCTTGCTAAAGAAGGACGTGCTATAATTAACTACATGGCTGGGAAAAACGAAGATGAGGTAAGTAGGTACTCGTTCGAAGCTTACGTCGACGAGGTTAAGGTTGTGGCTATGAATACCGCTGAATTTAGCTCTAAGGTATTTGATTCTCTTACACCGGACTGGTTAGACGGTAGAAAGATTAAAGCTCTTATGCCATTTTGTATCATGCCAGGTGGTAAAGTTCGGTTCTCTCTTTACGAATGCGTAGAAGACAGTGCAGATTGCTGTGAGGTAAGTAAGAGATTCGGTGGTGGAGGGCATGCTGGTGCTGCTGGATTCGTTATAGACGTATCAAGTGACCAATTTAAGGACTTCATTGAAAACCACAAACTTACTTCAATTCAATAAATTAATAAGGTCGTGTTTTAAATAGGATTGGTTTCTATCAATCCTATTTTTTTGGTGTTGTGTGAGAGGTAGTGCGATGGGAGATAGATGAGAAAATGAAAAATGTTTGTGTGATGGGAGAAAGACAGAAATGGTTTATGTGATGGGAGAGAGGGGGTACCTATCACGAACCTCCCGCCCCCGAAACGCGTTTTCTCCCCCACACCCCCTTCGCTGGAAAACCGAAAACGCGTTTTACCTCAAACCCACAAACTCTCTGATTATCAATCACTTATTTAAATTATTGATAATCAATGTGTTATTATAACCTATTGATTATAAGCCACTTAAATAAGAATATATCCTACATATTAATGTACGCGTGTAATACTGCTCTTGTGTTTTTTGTAACTTACTGATAATCAGATAATAGAATCGAAATTAATACAAGTTAACAAAAAAAATATAGCATATATATATGTAATATTGATAAATGTCGTATATTTGCGTCGTGATCGAGAGAGATTACGAGTTAACATAGTGATCCTATATAGTGTGCCCGTTGGGCTGGCTATATATGTATCTGTAATTGCCTGCTTTGTGGGTCATTAATTTGAATATCATTTGTTTAACAATTAAAATATATTGGGATATGATTACGAAAAAAAATGTAAACAAACTACAGAATGCCGTTATCAAAGAAAATGCTGCAAATTTGGTAGGTGCTGTTAAACTGTACAACGCTCTATTTGCTAATGGAGCTGATCTAAAGGCTATTTGCAAGGCCTTGGAAATACCGGCAGAATACGCTGTAAAGGTTGCATCTCTGGCCAAGGATAAAAAACGCCTGGTGGCTGTGTGTAGCCAAATGTTACCAAAAGTTGATGATACCTTTGTTAAGTTTTCCCTATACTCTAAAGTATATAAGGATAGCAAAGTAGATAAAGAGAAAGGAATTGAGGCAAAAACGGCTGATTGGTGTTCCCATAATGTAGTTTATGGCGGTGAGTATAAGCCTTTCGGATTTGCAACCGCGGAAACGTTGGAAACGAAAAGTAGTGCAAAATGGATCGTTAAAGAGACGGACGAATATAAAGCCACTTATGTGGCCGTTAAGATTAAGTCTTATTCTATCCGCACCGTTGCAAAGTGCGTATCTGAGTATTTAGCACACGAAAGTAATCAGCAGTGAAAAAACAAGGTTGGGCGCGTACCTTTAAACGCGTCTGTACGCCGTTGTTGGTGGGTGCACGTCCCGCGTATGCTTTAGACTGAAGCCGACAAAACAGAGAGTTATTTTACATATTGGGGATAGATATACCTTTGCCCTTGCCGTTGGCAATTAAAGGGTTGGTATTACTGCATGGACCATCCGAATAGGTATGGTTTATGTTAGGTATGTGAGTATAGTTTAGAAAGCATACCGTTGTATGAGGTTTGTCTCCGTTCGGGAACGTGTCTTACTGATCTACACGTTAAATAGAATCGGGCTGTAGATTAAATTACAGGGTACAAGCATGTAGCCTACCATGTAGGGACGTGCCGTATCAAAACGCAAGGACACTATGCCGTTATGTGTGGCGAAATAGTGTAGCAGACGGAAAATATAATAACAACATAGTACGGGCCCGTACACAAGAACTACGTACTAATTACGGGCTGTTGGTTGTAGCATAAAATCTCTATAGGATAGGAATGCGCGTCCGGTTCGATTCCGGATCAACCTCTAAATTATAAACAATATAATAACATGGAAAAGAAAGAAATGATCAACGCTTTAACTGAAGCGTTCAATAAATCTAAAAACAGTTGCGTAAAAATAACATTGCGTAACTATATCGAGACGGTGGAAACACTCAATGAAAGTGAGTATAAAGAGGCGGAGGGTTTCTATATCGAAGCACTTAATAGATGGAGTTAATCATAATTAAAGCATAAAGAAAATGGAAAGGAAATTTAAATCTCATATGGTAGACGTCCGCGGTCTGTCCAGGAAAGAAGCTAAAGAAAAGCGGAAAAGAGCGTATCGTGAATTTATGTTGTATCGTGATCTTAAAGAAGCGTATCATGCCGATACAGGAAAGGACAAATGCAAACGTAAGGTTCATACGTCACGAACGTACGTTAAGGAAAATATAAACAGTATTTAAACAGGAGTAGGGCTGTTCCGAATATCGGAGCAGCCCTATTTTTGTATCCTACTCTTTCTATTTACGGGTAAGATATTCTGAGAGTGAACGGCGAACGTGAACGATATTGGTCTAAAACGAAACTAAAATAGGAGTATTCGGATATAATGTCGGTATTTTGTTTATATCCTGTCGTTAAAATTGGTCTAAAACGAAACTGTAGGCGGTTTTCTGGCCCAAAATAGGGTGCTGGATGCCGTCTTTTTCGTCTCTATGGATTGAAAATTAGGCTTATTGTATTTTTCTTAAAAATAAGGTATGCTTGATTATCAATTAGTTATGTTTTATAATCCCCGTATTTTCGGACATACTTATTGTAAATTTTTTATTTTATGTGGTGGTTTTTATTAGTGGCTGACTTGTATTTTCTGTCGGTTGGTATTCGCTCTATGTTAGAGTACGGACCGGATCAGTATAATATCGTAATGGTCTTTTGCTTTTCTTTATTGGCTTTGATTATAGGCTTAAATATCTATCTTGATAGGAGGAGCAGACTGTAGGGCGTGGGCTGAAGACTCTCTATTCTCTCTATGGAATGATATTATCTCTAAACACCCAACACTTCATGCCAGAGTATAAGCTTGTAGCGCTCTCCGTATGCCTGTAGTGAGGCCCAGAGCGCAGGTTCTATGCGGAAAGCCGGAGGATTAGACGGGGTGGGAGAGGGGGAGAGGGAGGGCACTCCCTTCCAACAAAATTCAACAGATCAACGTTTTAAAACAGCATTATATAGGATTTTCCCACAAAATAAAGACTTACAGTGCTTTAAAACAGCATTCTGTAGTTTTTTCCACAAAATTCAGTATGATATCGTTTTTAAAACAGTATTCTGTAGGTTTCCCACAGATTAAGGGTTAAGGACTGCATTATGTGAGTATTTTTTTAAGCGGGATGTTTAACAATTAAAATATGGATGGCATGAACGTATATGACTTTGCGCCTGACTTAGATTTGAGTAAGGAGGGAGAAGGTTCTATTTTTGGGGTGAAAGGAATAGAAGGCAGTGATGGTATAGTATATGCTAAGGTAGTTAGCTGTGCAGAAGTTAAGGATTACAGTTGTGATAGGTGTATTTTTTATGATTGTTATAAGGATAAATGTTTATTATCGCGTAGTGATAGTTGTATAGATGGAGATTGGCTTTGTAGGTACGAACAGGCTGCCATAGAGAGGGAGTAGGCGGCGCCTTGGGCTAAGGCCTGCGGTTGTAGGTGGAACGTAGGTCGGAGCAGAGCCAGGACAGTTTATTGTGGAATGTAAAAAGAAAAAAGATGGAAAGAACAATATCTTATATTTGGATAGATTGGGTATCTTCTACAGGTTCGAAAAGTAGTAGACTAATAAGCAACAGGTCTATGCCGGTATCAGATGCCAAAGAGATGATATTAAGAACGAGTGCTAAAGAATTGCTTAAACACAGACCGAGTTGGTTAAAGGACTGTGTTCGTATTAGTGTAAGCGCACAGAATATTACGACCGGAGAGGTCCTATATAGAAGAACTATAAACATAAAGAAGAAGGAGGAGATAGCGATATGAAAAAGGCATTTAAGATATTTTCTATTATGTTTGTCATAGAAATAGTGCTGATAGCTATTTTAGATGCTATGGCGTAAGTGAGAAAAATTTCTTCATTAATTTTCTTATGCTTTAGACAAAGTGCTCCCATCTGCGAAGATCGGAGCATTTGCTTTATGGGATTCATGGTGCGGTAGGCTGGTTCGATTCCGGCGATCTCACACAACATTAAAATAGGGAAGAACATGTTAAAAGAAGAATTTGAAGAACTGATTAAAAGGGAGGTAAACGAAAATCAGTATAAAAACATAGAAACGGCATACGAGGCTTTGCCGGAGTATATGGATAAGATGTATTTAGCAAGTGCTATTTCAAATGATATTGGGAAAGCTATTAATGTCTTATCGTTTTTAGGATCGTATATAAGCGAGTTAATGGGTTCGATAATAATCGAAAGGCAAAAGGTGGAATCATGTGCCTATGATTTAATAAATAAATCGCATGAGGAGGATGACTTGAAAGCAAGAGAGATTGCCGTGCGATTAATAGGAGAGAGGGAAACAGTGGCATACACAGTAAAAGAAGGGCTGCCATTGTGGGAACAAGATAAAAAGTTTATAATAGAATTAATGAAGGAGGAAAGAAAATGAAAGATGGTATTACATTACATCCAGAACACGGATTGAATCCGTCTATAGAAGTCTGCATGATATGTGGCGAAGAGATGGGGATTGCTTTATTAGGAAATAATATCAAAGGGCAGGCGCCGCATCATATATGCACGGGCGAAGTATGTGACAATTGCAAAAAGATAATAGACGAAGGAGGCTGTTTTATTATCGAGGTCGAGGATGGATCAGATCGAAAGAATCCGTATCGTACAGGGAGATATTGTGCGATAAAAAAAGAGGCAGCAAAGAAAATACTTGGACATGAACATAGTGTTGTGTACATGGAAAAGTCTGCATACAATCTAATAATATTATAAAAATAAAGAAGGGTATGTTTACAAAAGAAGAGCGATTATTCATATGGAAAAAGGTATATGAGATAATTGATAGGTTAGAGGATGGGGAATACATATGTGTTGCATTGAGAAATGTAGTATTAATGTTTTTCAAAACACATAATTTTTATGAGTTGAGTTCAAATAAACTGGTGAGGATATATTTCCCGGAATTGGAAGAGAAGATAAGTATGGCCACAGAACCAGAGGAAACAAGAACGTTTTATGGGTGGTTTGGTTGTATTAGTCCAGAAACGAAGGAGGTGCGGCTGAATATTGTGAAAGATATTATAAAAGAGTTAGAATAGTATTTTTGTTAATCTATTTTATTCATCAAATTAAGTTTTGGGTTTTGGCATGTCGGTTCGTGAGGATAGGCATGTCTATTTCTGTATCATAGAGGGGATGACGCGGCGTGCCGGTATGTATGTGTCGGTCCTGGTTCGATTCTGGGTATCTCACAAACAATAAAGCATAATCATATGGAAGTAATAACATTTGGTCCAGACATGGATTTGTCTTCTAAAGAAGTAGGAGACGTATTTAGATTAAAATTGCATGGCATAGAGTGTGACGTCAAAGTAGTTGGTGACGACGAAGACCCTCCTATGTTCTGCAAAGATTGTATATTTTTTAACGACTCTGAACGGTGTTCACTCTCAGAATCGCAAGACTGGTGCCTAAAAAAGCAAGTTGTTTACTGTAAAATAAGACATGATGGGGAAATTTAATACGAAAGACGCCAATTTCTTGTGGTGTCAAATTGGTAGGATTGATGGGGTGATAGAAACTCTGAACCGCACCGGAGGAGAGATGCCGGAGATTATAGCCGGAGTGCTAAAAAGAATAAGAGATGATATAGATAAGTTTGTAGACAATAAAACGAAAGATTATGAGAATATATAGGAATGATATTATAAAGGCGTCAGCGATAAGCACAGGCAACGACAGAGGTTTGTTGTTGTGTTCAATAACAGATTCAGGCTTTACGTCTATAGCGAGCGTGATATCGGCCGTTAAAGACAAGTTACCAAACAAAGATCACAAGAAGATGGTTTTTGAAATTTTGAATGATACGAAAAAAGAGTACGGAAGATATAATAATTGCGGAACAAAAGTATTGTAATAAAGAGCAGAAAACAATATGTTTATGTAATGTTAGTTTTTTCATTTTTATTGAAAGGAGCGCCGGCCTGTGAAGGTATGTGCTCCTTTGTATTTGTATAATACATAAAACAATAATAATATGACAGATAATAACATAGATGTGAATATCGTACCTGTAAGGAATGGTGCGAAACGTGTTGTGGTATCATATTACCATTATTCACGCAAGGACAAAAATCACATGAGTTCCCAAACGGATTACGTGTGGGAAACAAAGAATGAAGAAATGTTTAAATACTTTGAGGCCAGGAGGACAAAAGTATTTTATAGTCAGATTCGTGCCATGTGTAGATTCTATGGTAAGAAAAATGTACGTAAATACAAAAAGCTATGATATTAAAAACGACAACCAACGAATTTTGTTTCATTAACGTAAGTTTCTATGAAACAGTAGCAGACCCGCGTCATTTCTTTTCACAGGAATATGATGAGATGCCGGAATATGAAGAAGAATCAGATTTTGATTTTGATTCTTATTGTAATGCATTCATACCTTATGTACAAGAATGGGCAGACGAGGTTAAAGAACGTCTTTATGAATATGGCGTAAAAGATATAAAGGTAACATCAGTCGGACGGCCAAGAGAGTATAACTATGGTACTGATTGGATGGAGGTAGAGGTGGAGTTCTGTGATGGGTGGCGACATATGATGTTATCCAACATTGGTAAGATAATCGATGATGATAGATGTAGAAAATATGCTGAGGTAAATTATAAATCAATTCAGGGCTACATATTTTTCGGGCCCGAAAATCTAAAGGAGTTTGAGAAAGAAATAATAGAAAAGAATCCAAATTCAGGATATGATCCGGCAGTGCTATTAAATATGTATCTAACTTTGGCTTTTGTGAAAGAATTTGGATTCGTAGCTGAAGATGCGTGGTACGATGTAGTAACGGAAGCCTTCCATTATCTACAATATCATAATTTCGCAACAACAGAAATGTTTATACCGGAAGGTTCGGAGTATTTATTCAATGATGTGCATACAGCAGAAGCCGACGAATTATATCATCATGTTTTGGATAAATACGGATGGGCGTGGCGTGATCCGAAATATAAGTCAAAAACAGAATTATGCGCAATGTTAAAGTGGGCAAAAGAAAAAGGCTTGACCATTGAAGAGTTAAGTATTTAATTGTTAAACATAAGGCAGTATTGGTGCGTGAGTATAGGTGCTGCCGTTAAATTATTTTATAATATGAAAAAAGAAGAGATTCAAACTATTTTATACACAATCAAAGAAGGAGACAGTATTAAGATCAAAGTACAAGACAAAAGTGAAGAAATAAGACTGCGGGATCATGTAAGAAGAACGCAGAAATACGGATACAGGTTTTGTTTGTCTCATTTACATGATGGAATTTTCTATCTGGAGAAGTTGGAAGAGGGAGATAAAGATAAATACTATAGAGTAATAAACAGAGGAAATGGAAAGACCGGAGTATAATAAGCTACGTAAAATGGCTAAGACTACTCCAGGTCTGATAGTGGACGAGGCGCAAAACATGATGCGTGTATCGCTATACGATAATGGGGAACTTAAGAAGGTGGTAGTAGTAATGAAATGTGATTCTTTTTTACAGTCAAAAAGTAACATAGAAAAGATAATGTTATTATCATCTTCTATAGAAGATAGAAAAAACAAAGAAAAAAATAAAACAAAATCAGAAAATGAACAGAATAACAAAAATAAGAGAAGAAATAGGAGGAAAACAGGTTGATTTGACCTTTTACGGACGCTTTTGTAGCCTTATCGAAGGTGATAGAAAAATAATACTAAGGGCGATAAAAAACGGTCGTAAGAAGGGCGTAATCGGAGCCATTCAGCCTGGGAGACATGATAGAATTTGGACCACATGGTCTATTGCTTTTGATGATCTGAAGGTAGGGGATACGGTAGAGTTCAGTACATCTGGAAAATACAATCCAGGATTTCATGCTACGGAAAAGTATGTAGGGTGTGTAGAATGGATAAAAGGATCGGAATGTGCGATAAAAACCGGTAAGGGGATGGCTGTAGTATTAATTAAACACATAGAAAGGGTAGTAAAATAATGGATTTAAGGATGTTTATAGGCCTATTTCAGGAGATTGAGGTAGAGAACTTGTTTAAAGCGTTAGATTTATGTATGGAATATGTAAGATTAGATTTACATGTGTTTAATGTAGGAGCTCATGTAACGTGTTCATACAGTAATGATCTTGAATCTCTTTCACAGACAGAAGGTTGTAATGTGAATATGATAATAGAGGTACCACACTTATTCGAAGCATTTATGGAATACGCTTCACCGGAAATGAAGTTGTATTATGAAAAACTAACAGAGACAGTATAATATGAAAGAGGAAGTAGAACGGATAAAGAAGTTGGTAGGCATAGATCATAACAGATGGGAGCAACCTTGTGCATGTGATAAATGCAAGAACATGTGTGAAGTTCCTTGTATTGGTACACCAAAAGACATAGAAGCTATCATAGATGCCGGATACGCTGACAGGTTAAAAGAAACAATGTGGATGACTGGATTTAGGCTTGCGAGAGAAAAACCGATAGCGATGATCCAGCCAGCAGAAGAGAGTGGGTGGTGCGTGTTCCGCCGGCCAGACGGTCTCTGCGAGCTGCATGACCGTGGACTAAAGCCGACCGAAGGAGTTCTGGCTTCTTGTAAGGTGGTTGAAGAAGACAATATTCCAACATATGAGACATCTGTACTTAGAGCAGTAGCTCACGAATGGGTTAAGGTGGAGAACTTTGGAGATGTAATGAAGGTCGTTTTTAAATTTTTGCATGAAAATGAACGTGGAAAATAAATTAGATAAAGTGGTTAAGATCCTAAAAGAAAAAGGATTTGTAGTATATAGAAAGGGTGGGAAGGAGCCAGGTGTGTTTTATGCCAAAGAAGGTGACAGCCGGATAGGATTCGTTTATCCAAACAACGGATATATATACGACAGGATAAAAATGTGGTCTTTTTCAAGGGTATATAAACCGCATAAGAAAACAGGGTCTTCGTGTTTAATGTGTGTCAGTGACAAATTTACTATAGAGAATGCGATTAAGAGCATAGAGGATAGACTGTGGGTAAATTATATAAAAGACAGTAACAGAAAACGACCAGAAGAATATAAAAATATAAGAGAATTTGTTGGTAGCTTCACTAAATTCTACAACTCTGTAGAATTAGTTGAGGTTAAGTAGTTTTCCATGTAAGTTAGTTGCCGGCACTGGTCTGCGAAGATAGGTGCCGTTTTTTTTTATTCAAGAAAGGAGGACAAAGATGGAAAAAAGAGACAAGGAGATGCCTTACGAGGTAGTCATACAAGAAAGAAAAAGAGTGGATTTATATGGTAACGTAGTATATTATATCTATTGGTTTGATAAATATGGGTATGATATCACAAACGAATGGAAATTCTGGAGCAAGGGTTCGAAAAAGAAATATGATAGAGTCAATCGTTATCTAACGGATAGTTGGCTGAAGGAATACTGTAATAATAACAATTTAAAGATAAGTAGAATCAAAGAATGAAAACGATAAAAGTAGACAAAGTGATATTATATTACATGGATCGGGTAGACCTTGACGGGAACCTATACCGGTTCTATGTATATAAAGACATGGCATCTGAAATAGAATACTTTTGCACGGAAGAGGCGGGTAATATGACCATACCAATTGGAGAAGGAAAGTGTATTGAAATCGTGCCAAAAGAAATAGAGAAAATACCGGTAAGGGGATATAGGAAGCTTGCTGGAATATGGAACCGTGAAACATGTAACGGAAAGGGATGGTATAGGCTTTTTAATTATTTCAAATACAAGCCGACCCTATGTTATTTTAAAAAAGCGGGACATGATGAAAATGGGAACACAAGATACGAAATATCATTATTTAATAACATTATAAATGTGACAAGGTATTTCAATCTGTGGAGAATGAAGCCAGGAAAGTATGTTATGGTAACAAACGAGTGTGGTGCCTTGGATGTTATAAAAGAAAAATTTGACAACATAAATATAGTGGAATATGGATCTAAATAAATTGTATAAAGAAATAGAAGAAGCAGAGGCCAGTCTGAATGCAAAAAGATTAGAGTACATCAGAGAAGCATTAGCAGAAAACAATGGAATTATAAAGCTAAAATTTAAAGGGTTTAAAGAATTTAAAGAAACTAATGATGCGTTTGACTTTGATGATCAGTTTCCGGTGATAATAGAAATTGATGAAAATCCTATGTATTTAACGGAAGTATATGTCAAAAAAAACGATTTTCGTGTAGTCCTGCTGGATTATACTGATATGACTTTTTATGATTATAATAATCCAGGGGAAAATGAACAGGTTGCTTATTTTATTAACTATTGTTTAAATCAAGACAAAGATGGGGAAGAGTAGGAAAGATTATGAGAAGTATCTTAACTCCATATCTCCAGATAGAGACGATGAGGCATGGATCATTGGAGGAAAGAACAGGTATTGCGGTAGAGAGAATTATGGCACTATGATCAAAAGGTATGATCCTATTGGTTTTAATGTAGGGTACAGAGAGTGGGCAGAACAGCCAGATTGACATACTCCCATAGTTAAGGCAAATGGGATTCTTGGATACAAACGCAAGAAACCCCGATATTACTATCGTTTATAATAATAACTTTTTGGCATATATCAGAATCAATTATTTAAAAATACATATATGAATAAAAGAATCATTGATCCCCTGCTTTTAAGCAGGGGCTTTGTTAAAGATCGTAAAAAGAAGATTAAAATAATAGCTTATGACATTTCGAGAATTTATGCAGGAGAACGGCTATGACCTAATGACTACCTTTTGGGAAGATTTCAGCATAGCCGACAAGTATGGTGTAGCAGGTGTCAAAGATACCTACAAACGTGCATTCAGTGAATGGAAAGATGATTATAAGTTTTTCACGGAATTAACGCTCGTATTGAATCATAAAATCTGGCAACATTATGAAAGCAATCGTGAACTGGCTGCACTGTATGACCGGTTGTGGAGGGAGGCCGACGAGTACGCTATGAGCAACTTTAAGGGAGAAGAGCTTGATTATTATTACAGAGTAACAGATTAGAAAGTGATTATGAAAAATACGATAGTAACAGGTAGCCTAATTGTATTCAGCGACGGATTTGTTTGGAAAAGATTGTCCAACGAAAAAGCCTATAAGATATGGGTGTCGGCAGAAAATGAAGATTTTGAGTTATACAAGGTGAGAGTAGATGACGAGTCCGAGTCATTGATAGAAAGTTTGGAAGATTTACAGGATGCCTTTAAACAAGGTCATTATGTATGTATAGAAGTAGGTAAGCTGCCGCATAGCATAGATTTGAATTATTTACGAAATCTGCAAGAGATGTCGGTGACAGCCGTGGATGATCTAATGGGACTAAAAGAATGTAACAGGGAAGAGGCATTTAACATCATTCAAGAGTGGAACAAAGAGTTTACAGAGAAATATGGGAATTTTGATGGCTCATACTATGATGTAATAGATGAATTTATCGAAGAAAAATTAAGAACTATTTAAAATATAAAGACATGGAAGACGATCTTATTACAACAAAAGAAGTAGGCGATTATCGCATTAAAATATATTATTGCCGTGATTCAGAATGCCCTATAACTAATTGGGGTTCGTTTGGGTCATTCTTTTTTGAATACTCTGATATGCATCGATTGCATGATGAATGCAATTGGAAAACTTTCTTCTACGATAACAAGCATAATCTTAGAGATGTTATTGATGCTATTGTAATGAAGCATATAAAACAGAAAGACATTGTAAAATATTTAAAGAAAGGGGAAGCGAATGGGATCTCATTCACATACAACAGAGGTAGCAATGTATGGGAGTTGAAGCATAAGACAAGTCCATATATAGGTCAAGAGTTTTTTCCAAGTGATTTGAAGGACTTTGATTACAGAGGAGAATTAATAGAGGATCTGGATGACGAAGATTTGTTAGATATCATATCCAAATATGGAAAAGATGTGGTGGCTATAGAGTGGTCAACAAGGGGTTATAGTCAAGGTGATTATATAAAAGGGATAGCATACGTTACAAAAGAAAAATATGATAACGAAGTATGCGATAAAGAAGGAGACTGGAAAGAAGATTGTGCCAAAATTATAGATAATGAAGTAAAGTCCATAGGTATGTGGATGTGGGGAGATGTAAAAGGGTACGTTCTTGAAAAGAAGGTAGCATTTACCAAGAGATACGAAGACGAATCAAGAGAGGATGAAGATTGCGAAGAATGGGAAGAGGTTGATTCTTGCTGGGGATATTATATGGAAGCAGACGAATTGATAGAAGAAGTAATGAAAGAATATGACTTAGAAGAATAAGGGAATGAATAAAATACAGGGGTGTATTATAAAAAAGAACACCAAAGAATTAAGAAAAAGCCTCATGTCATTAGGATATCATTGGATGGTGAGAGAAGAAGGAGCTAATTGTATAGTCACAAATCCAGAAATATTAAAATACATGGAATTGCAAGAAAAATCAACAAGAGCATGGAGGGATGAAGGATGGATAGATTGTGGAAATAATGATGATATGTTTCTGGCTATAGCAACATTAGTAAATGATACCGACTTAGGTCAATGGCTGATAGTGACGGACGCCACAGGAGACAGGTGGGTAAAGTGCGAAGAGCTCCGGTTTAGGGGAGACGCGGCCTGCTCTGCGTGGCGTAAGGCTACAGTAGATGAAATTATTGAACATTTTAAAAACAGATAATTATGGGATATATATGTACAAGATGTGGTGGAACAAATGTTGCCTGTGAAGCCATAGTAAATCCGAATACCGGAAAAATAATAGATTATTTTGATGGATCTTTCATGCATGCTATTTGCTCGAATTGTGAAAACGAGGTGATAATATCCAACATTGAAGAAGTCAAACATGAAATTGATTTAAGGTTTCATGAATTTGTAGAAAAAACAGGTAAGGAGCCTGAATACGTAGAATGTCAGATTGTATGGAAAAAGACAGGAGATGAACAAAGAAAGACAATAAAACTATCATTGGGCATTAACGATGATGACAATGATGATGTTTTTTATTATTGCAATGGGATAGAATCGTTTAAGCAACTTACTGAATACGGAATGGGAGAATTTATCGTAACATTTTGTTGGAGTTTCTTTTAAGAAACATATGTAGTTATCATTTTTAATAACATGTCTTATGAAAACACAAGAAGAATATGCACGTGAGATAGACAAGATTGTTATCCGAGATTTAGATACTTGTCGGAATGATTGGTTTGAAGTTGATAAAAAGATATTTATGCGACCAGAAAATGAAAATAAGGCATTTATTTTGGGAACCAGGAAGACCGGATGTGATTTAATAATACTGGGTGGCACTAATTGTGATGAAGGTGGTATGGATTGGCTTTTTGGAAGTCTTGGCAATGAAAATTTCTATATATGTCAGCCGTTATCTTTCTACAAATCACAGCGGGAAATCCAGAAAGTAAATCCGCTGTATGCTTTTAAAGTGGCCACTGCTTATTTTAGAGAACAAGGGATGATTCCGGTATTTGAAGATGCAAATTGTAAACTGATAAAGCTATGATAGAGGTAATAAGATACAGACTGCCTTCTTATTGGGCTTGCCCGTTAATCAATGATGATTACACTGGATTAACGGATGAAGAATGTGAGGAAATCAAACGCTTCTTGGAAGCAGCAGAAGGTTATCCGGTAGATGTAGACCTGGGAACACAGGGATTTTACCGCTGTAATGACGCAGGAACACTTCCTGGAGAGTGTGCAGATTTTATTTTTCATAAATGTAATGATTAAATTGAAATAATATGGAAACTACAAACAAACTAACTTATTTAAGTACAAAATTCTTTACAGAAAACAAAGAAGAATACAGAATAACAGTCACAGTATCTTTAGATGATGATTGTCATAACAATATGTGTGACTGGAGTGTAACAGCCGATATTAGACGGAAAAATCAACGTGGACAATACAAAGAGTATATGGGAGGCTGCTGCCACGATGAGGTTGCAAAACATTTTCCGGAATTGGCGAAATTTATACCATTGCATTGCAGTAATCATTATGGTGCTCCTATGTATCCGGTGAAAAATGGCATATATCATATTAGAAAAAGTGGTATGTCTGTGGCAATGAAGTATTTGCGTATATCAGAACAAGAATGCGTAGAATTATATATAGCTTCTGAGGATGAGCTGTATTTCAAGTATCTGCTTTTCAGTCTGGGGATCGTGGATAGATGGAAAAGAGAATCAGAAGAGCTTATTGCGGAACTTGAAAAATTGTGTGGAAAGAAGTGGGTTAATCCGTATACGCCGGAAAAGGAAAGGTTTACTTTGACATTAACGGACGAGGAACGTTTGCTTATTGAAGAGCGCATTAAAGCCGGGTATTATTCCGCAGAAAATATCGAAAAACACAGGAAAGAGGCTCATAAGGCAAAGGTGTTGAAAAAGCGTGCTGAAATTTGTGAGCAATACGATAAGGAAATCAGACAAGCAGAAGCAGAAAAGAAGATAATGCTCTGTGTGTTTGATTATGGGTTGTCTACCGATAATGTTATATATTATTCTCACACGAACACTTTGTCTTTCAACTGGGACAGTTATGGAGAAAAAATCACACAGGAAGAGTTTGATGATTTTGTGAATAAGGTAGACCGCTCTCAATTGCCGGAAGGCATCAAGTTTGAACTTAAATAAAATACAGGATATGGAAAGATTGAATTTTGAAACATTGTTTCGTATCGTAAGATGGGATTACAACCGTTGCTTTAAGGATGAATCACTGGACAAGGATTTGTTCATGGAAAAATATGGGAAAGTTATGGGGGAACATTATTACAATAAGTTTGTCCATGAGTTTGACGGGAATATCCTGAAGATGATTGGTTACTTCAGAAGTTCCGAAAAAGAAGGGCAAGTGTTCTGCGATATGATAACCGAACGTATTGAAAAATACGAAAAGAGAATGTCATATGATAAAGGTGAGTTAAACAATTAAAAAGATATTTATATGAACAATTCAATGGTCGCTCACTTGTGGGCAAACGAAAAGCAAGAATCCGCAAATGGTAGTAATTTTTATTTTGAAGGTGAAAGTATTTACTCCTATGGAAGACATTTTGAGGTCGGAAGAATCGTGCGAAACAAGCGTGGAGAAAAGGCGTATTTGATTAATGATACATACTATTCTTCTACTACAAGCAAGCATCAATATTATGTTCGTGAAGCAATACCAACTGGCTCAAAGGTGTTCTATGTTGAATGTAATATATCATATTGTATCGGTAACATGCTCTTTGTTACCAATATGTTGGAATGTATTAAAGATGCTATTGAAAAATACAAGAAAGTCAGAACCGAATTGTCTTATCGGGATGTTTGGGGGAATTTTAAAAATCTGATGGATTATATTGAGTTCTTCGATATGGGGACTCCCCAGCGTCTTCTTAAAAAGAGCGCAAACGAATGGCTTGGAGCTAACCATGAATTATCATGGAAATCAGATAAGATTAAACGTGAACATGTCCGTGAGTTGAAACGTGTTTTCCAGATATTATTGAATCATCAAGCACTGGAAGTCCTTGGAACCGTTATTGTGATTGTAGATGAAGTTTGTGGTGAAGGAACTTGGTTGAAATATCGGGAAAGAGTTGAAAAATATAGAATAAATATAGAAGCAAAACAGGAAAAAAAGCGAAGGGCAAGGGAAGAAGAATTAGACAAATTTCGTAAGGATTTTTATGAAAAATTAGAAAAATGGAAGTCGGGAGAACTTAATTTCTTGCATTCATATTATTTTATTGATTGTGCTGACGTAAATGCTTGGATGCGTATAAAAGGAGGAATTATTGAAACGAGCAAACAAATAAAAATCGGGATAGAAGAAGCCAGAAGGATGTGGCAGATGGTGTCGCTGTTGCACCGGGGAGGCCCGTTCCGACATGGCCTGGTAGAGGACATGAATGGCAACAAGTGGAGCATAAACCGGTATGAAAACGATATACTGACAGCCGGGTGTCATCGTATTGCGTATAGCGAGATGGAAAGTATTGCTAAACAACTGGGATGGGTGTAAGTAGCCCATCCTGTTTTATAACAATTAAAAACGAAAAAATATGGAAAATTCAATTGTTGTTCCGTTTGATTTAAATACGGCGAGAAAAATTAAAAGCGGAGAAATAGAAGGTTCAGTATTAGTTGATAATATTGAAATAGAATTTGTATATGAGTCGAAAAACTGTGCAAGTCCTTATAATTTACTTTTTGTAAAAAAAGATGGATATGGAATAAGTGCTATATATGCTAACACGGAAGGTTGTACTTTTGGTAACGCCACTCTGGAATTGAGGGTAGAGGCTGGAGCGTATTTCAAGAAAGGAGATATATTAATAAGTACGCTTGGGAACCCATTTATATATAATGGTATTATTAATAGAGAAGGAGATATGGGATGCATATATGGCATATCGGCATATGGCGAGATTACATCTGAAGAAGTTCCAATATGGACAAGTGTGTGTAGTGAGGATAAATCCAAGTATGTCAGATTAGCCACAGAGGAAGAGAAAAAATCTTTTGCTGAAAGAATTGCTAATACAGAAAGCTTTGAAAAAACAGAAATCATAAAAAAATATCTAAGTAAGTACGAATATTTACTTGACGAACAAAAGAAATGCGATTTTAAGCCATTCGATCAAGTATTGGTGAGAGCAAGTAATTTGGGAAATTGGAATCTACACTTATTTGCCAGAGTAAGAGAAGAAGAATACAAATATGAATGCTTGGGAGGTTTGAGATACAAAGAGTGTATTCCATACCAAGGGAACGAACATCTTTTAGGAACCAATAAAAACAAATAAGATTATGGAACAGAAAACAGTAACAATTCCGTTTGATTTAGAAACGGCGAAAAGAATAAACATAGGGGGAATAGTAGGTCGGATTGTGACAGAGAAAGGACGAAATAGAGCAGAAATAGTATATGAAGACAATTCGTCAAGTTGTCCGTTATTGGTTGTAATTCATTCGATTTCTGTATCGGCAGATTGGTTTTCCGCTACAGGAAAAGCACTTAGCAGCGAAAATCGCCTCCTTCTTGAAGTTCCGGAATATATTACATTTAAAGATGGAGAGGTGTTAAGCAACGAAGATGGAAGTTTTATTTTTATTTTAAATATACATGGGAAATATTTAACATCTTTTTATGCGAGTCTTGCAGCGGGAGTAGGTCTTAATATATCGGATAATTTTTCTGCATGTAATAACGAAATAGAACGCTATAGACTTGCAACAGATTCGGAAAAACAGAGGATGATTAAAGCGTTAAAGAAAAGCAAAAATCCTAAAGCAAAAGAATATCTAAAACGCTTCTTCGGAATTGAAGAAAGGCCGAAATATGAGTTTAAGCCGTTTGACAAAGTGCTGGTAAAATATCATGAGGATGACAATTGGAAGGCCAGTTTATTCACAAGAACAATTACTGACGATCAGGATGGGGAAACTAAATATGAATGCTTGAATGGAACGGTGGTTGTTTATTGTATTCCTTTTGAGGGTAACGAGCATCTTTTAGGAGCTGCTGAAAATCCAGAAGAATGAAAACGGTAAAATTATCTGATTTTTCTCCTTATGACAGAAACAAAGGAGGAATACAAGAATTGCATCATAAAATTGAGCCTAAAACACTTCAGTATTGGGGCGAAGATAGTGGTATTCTGATCGGCATCACTCCGATATATAAGAGACATTTGTGGAGCGAAGAAGTAAATGTTATAAATGATAAACAATAAATATGAAAACAAGAACATACGAAGGGGTGCAGCATGGAGACTGGGTGAGATGTACTCAATGTGGAGCACAAATGCTTCTTCCACGTGGAGCTGACCAATGTCCAGAATGTTATGGATACGACACGTTGGTGTGGGTAGATGAAGATAGGCAAGAAATGGACACTAAGCATCTGGATTGCCTTGCTCCAATGCGCAAATTGGAGTTACAAGAATATTTGTCTCAAGATGTTTTGGCGATAGAGCATAGCGAATATTATAAACAATTGATAGGGGAGGATGAATGGTGTGAAGAAGAAATATAATAAAGAGTATCATTATTAAAATAATAGAGAAATTATGAACGAGGATATTTTAAGCAATATGTTTGGGTGTGATACATATTGCATATGTGACAGTTCTTCAAATAGGTACTGTTTTATTGGGCCTATTGAATGTAACGGGAAGTTAATAGAAGAGTTTAGGAAGGGAATAATAGTAAAATTGAAATATGTGGAAAAGAGGGTTCTGGATACATTCAAAGAAAATGGGGTTGATCTGGATAACTATACCCACTGTGTTATAGTAAAGCGGAATTTTTATCTCGCTTGGTAACAGTAAAATACAAACAATATGAACAATTTTATAATAGATACTCCAGATAATTTCTGGCAAATAAGATGGCTTGACAAGTATATGGAAGGTCACAAGGGGTTCATAGCTGGTGGATGTTTTAAGAATATCCTTTCCGGAGAAAAAGTAAAAGACATAGATATTTTCTTTGAAAGCGAAAGTGATTTTCAGGAAGCTGTTGATTTGTTCAATGATGAAAAACATCAGAAAGAAGGATGGAAATTTAAGTACAGGAATGAGAAGGTATGCGCATTCCAGAAAGAGGGAGAAAAGGTATGGGTAGAGTTCATAGAGTCAGAGTTCGGAAAGCCAGAAGCGATTCTCAGGAGCTTCGACTTTACTGTAGCAAAAATGGCTTACTACAAGGAGCCTAAATACGAAGAAGAGGAAGATGATTATTTTCCATTCTCATCTGCAAGTATAGTAGCATACGAGTACAAACTACTCTACCATGAGAAATTCTTCGAACATCTTCATATGAAGAGACTGGTCATTGATGAAAATATTCCTTTTCCAGTAAGCACATGGGAACGCTCATATCGGTATAAAGGATATGGTTACAATATGTGCCGGGAGACAAAGAAAAAACTTCTACAGGCTCTTAAAGATGTAAATGTAGAGGAGGAAGATGTATCTTTGTATGCTACTGGAGGATGGGATTAACTTATAAAACATAGATATATGAATACATCATTTGAGAAATCTAAAAACAGTACAGATGAATGGTACACACCTAAAGAAATTATAGACGCTTTAGGGGAATTTGATTTAGATCCATGTGCGCCTATGCGTCCGTTATGGAGGACAGCCAGGGTTATGTATAACAAAGAGCAAGATGGATTAAAACAAAAATGGGAAGGAAGGGTATGGTTAAACCCACCTTATTCAAGACCGACTATAGAGCATTTTATTACTCGTATGGTAGAGCACAATAACGGAATAGCTCTTCTTTTTAATCGTCTTGACAATAAGATGTTTCAGAATGTTGTATTCCCGAAAGCAAAAGGTATATTGTTCATGAAAGGAAGGATAAAATTCCACAGAGAAGATGGAACAATAGGTGAAAGTCCAGGATGTGGGTCTATTCTGGTTGCATTCGGCGAAGAGAATGCGGAAACATTAAGATCTTCTAATATTGAAGGAAGATATATACAGGTCAATCAAGAACCGTGTAACACCCATGTAGATTGGGAACAACGTAGATACGAGATGGCAAAAACCATGCTTCCGATCACAGCCGTATCAGGACATGGACCTCATGGTGAATTAATATTGGAAGCGTGTGATAAGGCGGCTGAATTAGCTGTAATATACGCAGATGCTTTAATTAAAGAACTGAAATGAAATCAACAGTACATGCTTATCTTGAGAATGATTATAGATTTTATAGACTTCCTCTATTTAAAGCTACGGCTGTAAAATACGGATGGAATAATTCTATAGAGGAAGATAGTGGGAGAGGAAAAATATAATTCAAAGTATTAAGTAGATATATTATGAGCGCAAGTAAAGAATACAAGGCAGTAAGAAACTGCATACTAAATGAACTTCACCTTACCAAAGAAGATATAATCAAAAACATAGAATCATTATTGGAAAAACTTGTAAAAAGGTGTATGCATAATACGTACGGAGGAAACAATCAGATAGAACATTGGATCAGATGTATGGTAAACGATGAGCTTAAACAAAGGGATTATGGTTTTGTAGAAAGAATAAGCAAGGAAGTCGTGAAAAATCATGTGCTGAATGAGTTGAACATAATCGTAAGACCCAAAAATGAAAGATGCGTATGCGAAAATAGAGTGCCATCAAGAAAAGATGGTTTGTATCTAATCTACGGGAACGGACACGTAGAGCCGTTTACCGGCGATAACTCCAAAGATTGTGTACGATACATCGGGTTGAAGCATAGATACATGTCATTTGCAATCTCACTGACGGAGCATGATATCGTACAATTGCTTGACGATGATAGCCGTGAAGAATCCGGAAGTGGGACATATTATGAACGTGAATGTGATGCGCTGTTTGACATTGACGGACGCGGCAATACGGAACGCCTTGTAGCCAGAAATCCAAAATTGAGAAATCTGCTGGAAGATGGCGAGTATATACCATCTCTTGGTCAATTAAATTTAATGGCCCATTATATGGACGAACTAAACAAAGCATTCACTTATGTTTCGGCATCTCCCCTCTCCTCGACGTGGTATTGGTCCAGTACTGAGAGCAGCCAGGCCGTCGCGTGGTACGTGGTCTTCTCCAGTGGCCTCACGGGCACCGGCAACAAGCACATCGGAGACATGGTTCGGACGGTAATTGATTTTTAAAAAGGATTACAATGATAACATCAGTAAAAATAAAAGACAATACGAAAACTCCATTTGAATATGTTTCTGACATAGAAGCGTTTGAAAATGGCAGAGAATTTATTTTCAAGCCAGGAGTGAATGTGATTGTAGGTAAAAACGGTAGTGGAAAATCAACTTTGCTTAACATCATATCAATGTATGCGTTATGTGAGAAATCCATGTGCTCTGAAATGCCGGCTGAGGCACTGGATTTTCCACCTATATTTGATGATGATGATAAGGTTCTTGATGGGATTGACATATCATCCGATTATGCAGGGAAAGTATTCCGTTTATTGCCATCGGCGGAGATGAATCGAGATAGTGTATTGAAAAACATCAGCAATTTAGATTTGTATGTGAATAATATTCGAAAATCTTATGGAGAGAAAGTGGTGTTATCATTGGAATCGCTTTTCAATTTAATGTTCGGTCAAAAGGATTATACGTTTCCAATACAAGATCTTGTAGAATACAAGAAAAAATCAAATGCGTTTTGGATTAAAAGAATTGATAACCTGTTGAAGTATTATAAAAGAAATCGCATAACATTAACAGAAAGCAGTTTTGAATACACGGTTCTCATGGATGAGCCAGACAGGAATCTTGATATTGACAACATAATGCAAATTTATAATGTATTGTCATTCCATAAACCACAAACACAAATTATAGCCATAATACACAATCCGGCATTGATTTACAAATTAAGCAAATTAGATTGTGTGAATTTCATAGAGATGACAGAAGGATATCTTAATAAAACTTGTACATTTGTGTATAACTAATTAAAGGTGAGATGAACTGGAAGAAATTCAAAGAGGAAAAACCTCCAGAGGGAGAAGAAGTGTTGGCCTATCACCCAAGTTGGATAGATGAAGATTTCAACCCAAGAGGTATAAGAATAGGGTTTTGGAATGGAGGGGACGATTTTAAATCGGCTCATTGGTGGGATTATCAAGATTGTTATATCACAGTCTCTCATTGTGATTGTGATGATAATTCGCTTTTCGGTGATAGAATAAAAAACAGCATAGAGCCAGAGTTATGGATATCACTTGATGTTATTACAAATTACTTACCTGACATAAAACAAAATCACTTATAACAATGAGCTATTTTGTATTAATGGGGAGAAGAATCCCAAAGCAAGCCATAACAGGCTTCAAGTTCCAAAATGAAACAGATAACATTCGTCCTTTCCTGTCAATCAGGATAAGGGGAAAGGAGGAAATTATACCTTTCAAAGATAAAAAGGAGATACAGTCTGTAAAAGCGCATCTGTGTTCTGTCTTCTCCAAATTTGTAAAAATAGGTGACTGGTATCTTAAAATGTCGGAAATTAAGGAATATAAGCCGGTGACTGCCGAGGATATGAATCCCTACATCTTATTTAAGACATCTAAGTTCGGAAACATAAAAGTTCGTTTCCCAAAAGATGAAGATATGAATGCGGAATTGTTGGTGTTAGATCAACTTTTTGATGTGGAATAAATTAGTAATCACCTTTTATAAATCAAGCTATGACCTGGAAAGAATTGAAAGACAAAATATCTCTTATGACAGAAGAAGAGCAACAGCAGGAAGTTGCAGTTTGGGGAGAAAATATGAATCTAATGAAAGATTGTTCCTTGGAAAAAACAAACGAGGATTTGTACTACAACTCTGAATGGGATTATACTTGTGAAGAGAGTGAATTGGAGCCAGAGGATAAGAAGAATCCTGATATATACAAAATATATGAAGCAGGAATGCATTATATTTATTCGAATTGATTTTAAAAAGATCTGATTATGGCAGCATTAACAACACTAAATATAACGGAAAAGAACGCTAATAACAGTTTATCTGTAACTGCTAAAGTGAATGTCACCAAAGAAGGAGTGTTTACCACTACTTTATCAAAAGAAGATGTGGATAAGATTCATTCTTATGGGATCAAATTACCTACAAACAGATTAGGCAACGAAGGATATTTCAATAGTATAGCACTTTCTGATTTGGAAAGTCAAATCAGGGAAGTTATGAAGAGATGTTTGAGTTATAAAATAGTAGAAGAAGTGCCTGTTATTAAGTACCAATTGGAAACAGTATGTGCATTTTCCTATGACAAAAACGGAAATATTATCCCTAACCCCTCTAAGGAATGGACAGAGAGTGGTGAAAACGGAGAATGGCGAGAGGGAACTTTTCGCTTAGATGCCTTAAACACCCAACCTTTCGGTTTTAGTGTTTATGCAAAACCATTTCTAAAAAGAGTAATTAAATATGGAAATGGAGAGACAAAAGTAGAATACGGCAGGTTAAATACAGAAAAAGGAACTTATGCGCACTGGCTGAATTATGTAACATGCATATCATACAATCGACATAAGCCGGTAATGGAAGTGGAATGTAACGAATGCACCTCGAAATTATTCGTTGATATGATCAAGTCTATTTGTAAGATAAGTGAACAAGTCAAGAGTTTTATCAATCCAGAACAAATAAAAGCAATTGCGGAGTCAAATGAATCGCTTTTGTTTCTATCCAATAACTAAAGATATGAAACTGATATTAAACTTCAAAGACGTCAATGAATTGAAGACGGATGAAAAGTTAATTGAATGTATAGCAGGGATAGTGAATTATTACAGATTCCTGTGTTTTCATCCGAGAAATTCCAACTATGTGATTTTACTAAATCATTGTGAAGAACCTGTACGATTTCATTATAAGAACCTGATAGACCGATTTTTTACGGATTATACGCAACGTGATATTATCACCTATCGTAAGGAATATGCCTTAAAGGAAATAAAGGAATTTGAACAAGCATTATCTGAATTAGAGGGTAAGGGCAATTTAGAAGATCAAATAACAACTAAAAATAATTGAGTCATGAAAGCTATAAAGAATTTGACTGTAACGGTTACTTACACAGTAGGATTAGAGGATATAGAAGTTCCAGAAGAAGTATATGATGATCTAATAGAAAACTACGATAACGGAGTGTGGGAAGTTCCTGAAGATTCCATTGCGGCTGAATGGCTTGCTAATAACATCGTAGAAAAAGATGCGATAAATTGGAGTTGTGAAATTGATGATTTAAAATAACATAAAAAGATATGAGCAAATACAGAACAGAAGCCGGAATAGAATGTACTCCAGAAGAATGTAAGTTGATTGACTCTCTGAAACGACTTGCAAAAAAGTGGGAAAAGTATGGTAAGCGTCTTTGGCTTTATAGTGCAAGTGGAACGCTACATGTAATGATGCATGGAGATACAGAAGATAATCCTGAACCGGAATTTGAAAAATATGGTGGCAGTAATTACAACAATTCTATAGATACTATAAATATTCCAAATGATGGCGGAGATTGGTAATAATATAAAAAAATAGCGAATCATGATAACGAAAGAACAAGTTAAAGAAATATTGACAAAAAATCCGGCAGGAATTACAAAAGAAGAGTTGAAATTTGTTTTTGGCATATTCTGCTTATCAATCAAAGAATATGAAAAATCAGAACATAATCTTTGGTTTGAAGTACATTTCGAACGCATATACATCGCTCAAATTCGATATGGTATAAAAGGTGGGATGTCTTTTAGTAACGAATATGTAAATATGGGAGATGGATGTCATGGAGTAACAATGGGAACAGCGAATAATACAGCCGATCTATTAAAAATATTCATCAATATGTTTTACGACAATTTATTGAAACAAGCCAACTATGCTCCTTTATATAACGAAGAGACATCTCAATTCGAATCCCCTGAACAAGCTCAAGAATATTTGGAATATGTTCAATCTATGCTGTAAAATTTAAAAAGAAATGAAACGAGAAGATATTGAAAAAGCAGCAAAAGATTATACCATAGGTAAAACACATTTTCGGCGAAACGTTCTCAAAGAAGTGGATGCAAACAATTATGTTTTACGCAAGGATAATTGCTGTGAAGACTTCATGGCGGGTGTAGAATGGCGCATCAACAGTGCGTGGCATGATGCAAGCGAAACACCACAACACAGTGGAATGTTGATTGCTATTAAACAAGATGGAACTCCTATTGTCTGTGGGCCAAATAACTCTAATTGGAAAATAGCTGTTAGAATTTTCCATATCGTAAGATGGGCCTACATCGAAGATTTACTGCCTATTACATGTTGAATAATATATTTTCACGAGATCATGACCGATAGAGAGCTTCTTGAAGAAAACAATAAAATGCTAAAGGAAATTCTAAGTTTTGTGAGAAAAGTTGATTCTGCTGAATACAGGGATCATCAAGACTTTATGGAATTTCTTAGAAATGTGGCAGCCGATATATGGGTAGAATATACGGAGCCTGAACAAAGAGGTAGATTGTTTAATTTAATAAATAAAAAGAAATGAAAACAGTTTTTGATTTAAGCAGAGATGAGATTGTGTCATTGACATGCAAAGAGATATATCTGTATATAGACAAAGAGCTTGCTGGTAAAGGTATTCCAATTGAAGCTAAAAATTGGAATATAAAGAACAAAAAAGAAGTCGTGTATCCAAGAATGGGAGTTCCGGTATTCGTATTAAAAGATATCGGCATCGGTTTTAGAACCATAGAAGGTGCAACTGAGGTGGCTAATTTGCTTGTTAAGTATGATGCATTTAAAACAGAATTGAAGTATATGACAGGCTCGTATGAGTCATTTTGGGTTATAAAGGAAAACGTTTGCCCAGCCATTGAAGGAGCAGCAGTATATAGTAAGGAAGAGTTTGATAAGGTAAACAAGGAAAACAAAGATCCAGAATTGGAAAGTATAAATTCTTTCAATGATACTGTGAAAAAAGCCAATGAAATCAAAGATAGGGTGTTGAAATACGTGTACAACATAAAACAAGAGCGTTCATACAACAATGACCTGGTTGGTATCTTTGAAAGGTATAAAGATATAGCAGACGGTGACATGGAAGTAGCTATGAATTTTATTAAGGAGGCTTATCCGTTCAATGAAGAAACAGAGTCGTTTATCAGAAAAAAGTTTGACATGCCTATACCGGGCGAATCAAAAGAGCAGTAATTAAGCTAAATTAAATCATTTTGAATCTTTTTTATTATCAAAAGACATATCTTTGTCCAAAAAACAAACAGAATGGAAGAAAAAGAGATAAAGAATGCTATGATTGAAGCCCTGACGCACTTAGAAGGGTGTAAGTATTTCGTGGCTACGATAGTGAATGAAGAGGAAAGAAGATTTGATATGAGCCAAAGAATGTCACAGTATCAATTGGCGTTAGTTATAAAAAGCATCTTATCTAATAATGAGATGATGATGATGGATGTTTTGCAATGGTGTTCTGAAAGATTTAAAAACAGTATAGAGAAAGGAAAGAAATCAACTAATTAAATATTAATACAATGAATCGCTGGTTTGAAATTACGGTAAAAGCCGAGATTGATAATATCGAGAACGGCAAAAAAAAGAAAGTAACTGAAAAGTATTTGGTAGATGCCTTGTCTTACACAGAGGCAGAATCAAGATCGTTGGAGATCTTTAAGGATTTGTACAATTCTTTCGAGGTTGTAAAAATTAATCCTATTAAAGTGTCGGAAATCTTCTTCAACGGAGAAGCTGAGTACTGGTATAAGTGTAAGGTTAATTACATTACACTGGATGAAAAGAAAGGCAAAGAAAAGAAAACACCATGCTATATGTATGTCCAGGCCGGAAATCCGAAAGACGCTGAGGCTGTGTTAACTAAGGGCATGCAAGGTACGTTGGGCGACTGGAATTGCGAGGCTATTGCAGAAACGAAAATCATTGAAGTGTTTAAATACGATCTGCAAAAAGGCGTAGAAAAATTGGGAGAAAAGAAAACTGATGAGTGATGTTGTTTCCCGTGTAGCACTTGCGACGGCAATTGTATTATTGGTAGTAGCAGGTGCTACTTTACTGATAGTGATTAAGACAGAAGAGGTACCAAGATGGTTAATGAACTTACCATATACGTTGTCTTTAACGGCGGTATCCTTTTTAACTATATCACTTGTATCTAAATATATATCGCTTGTATCTAAATATAGAAAGTG